TATTTATATAAGACTGTACGGAGTACAGCGAATTATGGAATTAGTTATATAGCTAAATAAATATATTAATAATTAGATAGGTTGAAGTAGAGCTATACAAAATATACTGTTTTCTCAGATAGTTTTTAAATAGTTTAGCGCACCTTACTGTCTACTTGTGTAATGTGTAATGTGTAATATGTGTATAAAAAAATAAGTATGCCCTACCCAAAGGTAAGGCATGCATACATAGCTATTAAAGATCTAATTTATCAGCTATTAATTTCTTTTCTACCCATATAGCATGAGTAGCTTTAGACATAGCCATTGCAATACTAAAGTTATCTTTATGGACTCTGCCATTAAGCTTAAGTTGTAAATGCAAGATGTCATGTAGTTGTTCATTAGTAAACATAAGTATTCCTTATCGCATATCCATGATGATTAATACAATTAACAAGACTAGTATTCCAAAGACTTGTAGTTCAAACATAACTTACTCCTGATATTAAAGGAGCAAGCTAATGCTCCTATTGTTTAGTCTTCATTGAATTGAAGAACACCATTCACATATGATGCATTCATTGCTTTCATTTGATCTGCTAGTTCTTTACGAACAGTGAGCATCTTCATTGAGTCTTGTACATCACTGATCTCTGCTATGTTAGTAGCTTTAGATTTAGCTATGTATGTTAGACGTTCAGTAGCTGATGCTAAGTTGTCTACAGTTAATAGACCATTAGTCATTGTATTAGCTGCAACCTTACCAAGAGTAGCTAATGAACCAATGAAAGATTGTTGTTGGATAGACATGATAGTTTCCTTAAGTTAGTTGATCATTCCATCTATAAGCGTAGCTTAAAACAAACAAGTAAGAATCCTTTTACAACTTGAGGTATAGGGGGGGTGGTAAACCTTTTAGTTGAGACGTAGTAGGTAGCCCTACTGTTATACCTAATTATAAAAAATATGAAAAAGTTGCCATAAGTTGAATTCCCTTACTTCTTTACTCTACCTAACACTACCTATATCCTATGCTCATATATTATTTATAGAGTAACCCTTATGGAAATTAAGTCATTACATGTGAAAGGTCATACGATAAGTATTGTTCCTAAAGCTTTATCCCTTGGTTTAGAGCTTGCGAAAGAAGCACACGCATCTTGTAAGTTATATCTACAGTTACCATATGCTTATGTTTATGGTGGTCCTGTTAAGTTCACACATACATTAGAGGTAGATGATCATGAGTCTCACTAAAGAAGAAATCATTAATGCTCTTCCTCCTTCTGTACAAGGAGGTGTATCAGATACTCTTGTTAATGAATTGAACTCTATCATTACTGATCCAGACTTTAGAGAGACATTCAGGGAGAACATGATCTCTTATAACCGGGTATTAGCAGAAGGTAAGTTCAAGTTATCTAGTTATATGAATGCAGTTATGTATGTGTCTTATAAGCTCATGGGTTATAACAACATGGATGCTTATTCACTTACCTTTCCTCAGAAGTTTCAACAATGGGTACAGAGTGGTAAGACAGCACAAACCATGTCTGCTCATGTAGCTATGTATAACAAGAGTAAGCTTGTTAACTTGGTTTATGCTCAGGCAGTTATTCCTACTCATGTACTTAATCAAGATAAGTTTCAAGAGGCAATCAATAGACAGTATTGGTTAATGAATAATGCAGCTAGTGAGAAGGTACAGAGTGATGCTGCTAACTCATTAATGATTCATCTTAAGCCACCAGAAGAGAAGCAAGTTAATCTTAATGTTGGTTTACAAGAGACTGACTCCATTAAAGAGTTGTACGCTGCTATTGGTAAACTTGCAGAAGTACAGGTTAAATCTATTGAAGATAAACACTGGAATGCAGGTGAGATGGCTGCAGCTAGAATTATTGAAGCGGAGGTAGTAGATGTCTGATCTATTATTAGAAGATGATCAGGTCTTTGAAGATGACTTGGGTCTTGATGTTAAAACAGTAGAGGAGTGGCTGAATACAGTATCGTATGCGCCTGATCCTTCTTATGTACCAAGTAAGTTTGCAACCATGTTTGTTAACTTCATTAAGTTGGTTAATGGTGGTCAAGGTGAAGAGAACGTTACACCTACTCTTCATTTGAAGATGCTTGATCAGATTGATCAACCTAACAGTAGAAAGATTGCAAACATGGTTCATCGTGGTGCAGCTAAGACTACAGTGTTAGGTGAATACTTGATTCTTTACTTAGCTACCTTTGGAGAGTTACCTACATTTGGTACAGTAGACTTTGCATTGTATGTATCGGACTCTATTGATAACGGCGTGAAGAACATGCGTAAGAACTTAGAGTATCGTTGGGAGAACTCAGACTTCCTTAAGAAGTTTGTACCACATGCTAAGTTCACTGACATTCATTGGCACTTCAAGAACCTTAGTGGTAAAGAGTTTATTGTTAAAGGTTACGGTGCTAAGACAGGTGTTCGTGGTACGAAAGCTAATGGTAAGCGTCCACAGTTAGCTATCCTAGATGACTTGGTATCGGATGAGGATGCACGTTCTAAGACAATGATTAGTGCTATTGAGGATACTGTGCACAAGGCAATTGACCATGCAATGCATCCTACTCGAAGTAAGATTATCTGGTCTGGTACTCCCTTCAATGCATCTGATCCATTGTATAAAGCATTAGAGTCTGGAGCATGGGCTGTTAACTGTTATCCAGTATGTGAGAAGTTTCCATGTACTAGACAAGAGTTCAGAGGTTCATGGGAAGATCGCTTTACTTATGACTATGTGAAGCGTAAGTATTTAGAAGCTATGAAGTCAGGTACTATCCATACGTTTAACCAAGAGCTTATGCTTCGTATTATGTCTGATGAAGATAGACTTGTGTTAGATGGTGATATCAACTGGTATAAACGTCACGACGTACTTAAGCATATCCATCTCTACAATACTTATATCACTACAGACTTTGCTACTACAGAAGATGAATCAGGTGACTTTGCTTTCATTAGTGTATGGGCCATTAGTTCTGGTGGTCAGAAGTTCTGGGTAGATGGCATCTGTAAGCGTCAAGGTATGGATAAGAATATTGATGACTTATTTAGACTTGCTCAGCAATACAAACCATTGAATGTAGGTATTGAGGTTACTGGTCAGCAAGAAGGATTCATTCCATGGATTAAGAGTGAAATGATTAAGCGAAGAATCTATTTCAACTTGGCTTCAAGTGGTAACTCTAACAGACCTGGTATTCGTCCTAACACTAATAAGCTACAAAGATTCTTAGTTACTGTTCCTTGGTTTAAAGCAGGTGAAATGTTCTTCCCTGAGGAATTGAAGAATGAGAAACCAATGCTTGAAATGATGGATGAGTTACGTCTTGCTTCTGCCAATGGTTTAAAGTCAAAGCATGATGATGGTATTGATACCATTAGTATGTTAGCTGCTATGTCTGTGTTCTTGCCTGACATGGAGAACCCAGTACAATACCAAGAATCTTCTGGGTTGTTTGAGGCAGTCTCAAGTGCACCAGAGGTAACTCCTATTTCTACCTATGTGGTGTAACTATGTATTTAAATGAAATCCATGATCAACTAATTTCTTCTGAGCTGCGGTTACATGCAGCAGGTGAAGAAGGTGTACTTAATCCTGTATGGGCAAGCCGGGTTAATACACAAGTGCAAGCTGCACTGAATGATATTAATAAGCATTTTACTATTCGAGAGAATGAGTTATTGCTTCGTACAAAGATAGGCAAAGATACATATGAATTGATTCCTACTAATGCAGTATCTAGTGGTAATCCTTATGCATTTATTATTGATAGTCCTGAGAACCCATTTAAGGGTGATATCATGCAAATTCACCGTGTAACTAACAGTGTTGGTGAGAGTTTATGGCTTAATACTGATGTAGCTTATAAGGCTCCTAATGAGAATCTATACGGTATTAGACCTCATTATTTTGTACATCAAGGTATTAACTTCCTGTCATACAACACATTGAAGTTAAACCAAGGCCATGATCTAGGTGATCTACTAGTTCACTATAAAGCTAAGTTTCCAGTGTTTGATCGTACGTTAAATCCAGATCAAATCTACTTGGATATTCCAGATCATTTCATGAGAGCTATTACTTTGTTTGTAGCTAGTAGATTCTTTAACCCTGCAGGAGCTGAGACTATTGGTAATGGTATGTACCATGAAGGCAGTAACTATACTTCTTTGTATCAAGCAGAGATTAAGGAGTTGAAAGAGAACTTAGGTAGCATTGCTTCACAAGGTGAGACTACTAACTTCTATCGTGGTGGTTGGGTATAAACCCTAGATACAAATAAGCCCTCTTAATTGAGGGCTTTTTGTTTCGGAATGACAACCAATCAGGTATGACTTGATATTAGTAATCTTAAGGATAGAAGTCAACACTTAATTTAATGTAGACTTACGACAACTTAAATAGGAATCTACTATGGACATCACAGCAAACAAACCTATTCAAGTTCAGGGTAAACAAACTAAGTGGTCTAAAGAACCAGAACTTAGTGACTTAAAAGCTGACTTGAATAATTCAACAGCAGCACATTCAGCACAGGTAAATAAGATTACTCGTTGGCTTGATGTGTTGCATATGACTGGTAATGCTAAACCAGTAACAGCAGAAGGTAAGAGTAAAGTAGCTCCAAAGCTTGTACGTACACAAGCTGAATGGCGTTATGCTTCTTTGTCAGAAGTCTTCTTATCTAGTACTGACTTGTTTAATGTTAATCCTTTGACCTGGGAAGATGTTAAATCTGCTCAACAGAATGAGCTTATTCTAAATAATCAGTTTGATACCAAGATTGATAAGGTAGCATTCATTGATAAGATGATTCGTGCTTGTGTTAATGAAGGTACTGCTATTTTACGTACCGGATGGAACCATAAAGTAGAGTCTGTCACTGAGGAAGTACCTAATTATATGATGATTCCAGACCCTTCATATGGGCCTGAATTACAGCAAATCATGCAATTAATACAGCAAAAACCAGACTATTTAGAAGATCAACCTGATGAAGTACGAATGTCAGTTGAACAATCTCAACAAGCAGGAATGCCTATCCGTGTATACCAAGATGGTACTCGTACGGAAACTAAACAGAAAGTAATTGCTAACCATCCTACAGTAGAGGTAGTAGATTTCAGTTCAATCTACGTAGACCCAACGTGTCAAGGAGATATCTCAAAGGCACAGTTTATTATTCATAGATTTGAGACAAGCTTATCTGACCTTAAGAGAGATGGTCGCTATAAGAACTTAGATAAGATTGTCCCTGATAATGCTATGACCAATACTGAAACAGGAAACCAATATGACTCAACGAACAATGCCTCAAGCTTCACATTCAAAGATGAACCACGGAAGAAAATGTACGCTTACGAGTATTGGGGATACTACGATTATGATAATTCTGGTATCGCTAAGCCTATGGTATGTACTTGGGTTGGCAACACAATTATCCGTATGGATGAAAATCCTTATCCTGATAAGCAGTTCCCTTTTGTGTTCATTCCTTTTATGCCTGTTAAGGGGTCACTTTACGGTGAGCCAGATGCTGAGCTTCTTGAAGACAATCAGAAAATAAAAGGTGCTGTTACTCGTGGCATGATTGACTTGATGGCTAAAACTAGTGCTGGTCAGACTGGTTTTGCTAAAGGTACTATGGACCAAGTCAATATGCATAAGTTCCGTAATGGACAGGACTATGAGTTCAATGCGAACAATAATCCTCAATATGCTATTCATACATCTTCATTCCCTGAGATTCCTCAGTCTGCACCTTTCATGTTGCAAATGGTGAATACTGATTCTGAGTCCCTTACTGGTGTACGTGCATTCGCAGGTACTGGTGTTAGTGGTGTTAACTTAGGTCAAACAGCAGAAGCAGTGCGTACAGCTACAGATGCAGCAACCAAACGTGAGATTGGTATCGTACGCAGACTTGGTAATGGTATGGTCCAGGTAGCACGTAAGTTCCTTATGATGAATGCTATGTTCTTAGAGGAAGAAGAAGTAGTACGTATTACTAATGAGAACTTTGTTTCTATTAAGCGTGATGATCTTAAGGGTGAATATGATTTACGTATCAATATTTCTACTCCGGAAGAAGATGCAAGTAAGTCTCAAAACTTATCTTTCATTCTACAGACTCTAGGTAATAACTTACCTCCTGAGATTCCAGTGAAGATTATGGCTAAGATTGTTAAGCTACATAAGCTACCTGATCTAGCTCACTTCTTAGAGACTTGGGAACCACAACCTGATCCAATGCAAGAAGCTCTTAAACAACTTGAGCTTGCTAAGATTCAAGCTGAGACTGAATTACTTAAAGCTCAAGCTAGAGAAGCAGCAAGTAAATCATTTGTTCAAGATGCTAAAGTTGGTGTTGAGAATGCACGGGCAGGACATATGCAGAGTCAAACAGATAAGAACAATCTGGACTTCTACAACAATGCCGAAGGCATTACACATCAACAAGCCAAAGACCTACAACAACAGAAGTTGGATAATGAGTTGGCTAAGAATGTTCTCAATAATCAGAACAGTCTTGAACTAGCTAACAAACAACACAACACTGCTATGTTGTTAGAGCATGCTAAGGCAAGTTTGCAACCAAAAGAAAAGTCTGTATCATAGCGACAACTGGGGAAGGAAACTTCCCCTTTACTTTAGGAATGAGAGATGAACATTTTAGATCAACAAATTTATGACCTTCGTAAACGGAAGGAAATGTTGGTAGCACTGGAAAGACTATCTATCAACTCGGACTTCAAGAAAGTTATCAATGAGTATTATCTTGAGAAGCATCCCTTAGAGTTGGTTATGTATAAAGGCCAACTACCTTTAGACCCTTTAATTAATGAAAGTATTAATAGACAACTCGATGCCGTAGCACTGTTTAAGACATACCTTCAAAACTTAACCGATGAGCTATCTTCAATTGATATTCGAATCAATGAAGCAATTGCTCTCCGTGATGAAGAAACAAGGACTCACTAATGATTGATTATGCAACTTTGACACCTGAGGCAATCGCCAACATGTCTGATGAAGAATTTAGCCAACTAGATGTTAGCAAGATTCCGAACACTCCTGTTAGTGAACCTGCAGAAGAAGTTCAGCAAGAAGTAACTCAAGAACCTGAACCAGTAGTAGAACAAGAACCTACACCTACTACTGAGGAAGTACCGAGCGAAGGTACAGCAAATGGGAATGCGAGCGAAGCGGAGCATACCCAAGCAGCTGATACCGGAGTGGAGGTAACTGACGAAGCTGCAGCAACACCAAATCCAACAGCAACAACACAGCAAACAACTCAAGAGAAATCAACAGATGAATCATCTGCAGAGGTTACACCTGAGAAAGCTTTCTTTGATAAAGTCACTGCTGAATTTAATGCTAATGGTAAATCTTACAAGATTGAAAGTGCAGAAGACGTAACTCGACTAATGCAGATGGGCCTTAACTACCATCAGAAGATGGCAGCAATGAAGCCTAACTTAAAGTTAGTTAAAGCACTCAATGATGCAGGTATTAGTTCAGTAGACCAACTAGGTCATCTGTTAGACCTTCATGCTAAGAAGCCAGAAGCAATTGCTAAGTTGGTACAAGATTCTGGTTTAGATACTTATGAGTTTGAAGAACAAGCTAAGAGCTATGTTCCTACTGTACCTAACGTAAATGATGCAACCATTAACTTTGAATTGGTAGCTCAAGAGTTAGAGAGCAACCCTAACTTTGGTACATTGGTTCAGCACATGGGTAACTTCGATGAAGCTACTAAGAAGCATATCTTTGAAAACCCTGATGTTATGCGTACATTAACTGATCACATAGCACATGGTTATTTTGACAAGATTGTTGCTCAATATGATGTAGCTCAATCATTAGGACGTACACGTGGAATGTCCTTCCTACAAGCTTATGAAGCTATCGGACAACAACTCTTTGGTCAGCCGCAGCAACAACAAGTTGTACCTCAAGCAGTTACACCTACTGCTGTAGCTCCACAACCTGTTCCAGTTCCTGTTGCAACCAAAACAAATACAGTTAATAATACAGCACGACAAGCTGCAGCAAGCGTTACAAGCACTGCATCATCTACACATAAACCGTTACCAACTCCTAAGGATATTTGGGAAATGTCAGATGAAGAGTTTGCTGCTCTTAACCCTAAAGATTTAAAGCAAGGAAATTAACCTATGGCACACTTCTATAACGAAGGTGGAAATACTTCTACCGTTGGTACTCAACTTCAAGACTTCTACTATGCTCGTGATGCAATCACAGAAGTAGCGAAGGAACAGTACTTCACACAACTCGCTTCAACTGTTGATATGCCGAAGCATTATGGTCAACGTATTAAACGTTATATCTATGTGCCGTTACTTGATGACCGCAACAAGAATGACCAAGGTATTGATGCAACTGGTGCGGTAATTGCTGATGGTAACTTGTATGGTTCAAGTAAAGACATCGGTAAGATCACTGACAAAATGCCAGTATTATCTGAGTCTGGTGGTCGTGTTAACCGTGTAGGCTTCGTACGTAAAACTCTTGAAGGTACATTCCAGAACTATGGTTACTTCACTGAGTATTCAGAAGACTCTATGGACTTCGATACTGATGAACAGTTAATGACTCACATTAACCGTGAAATGTTAACTGGTGCATCTCAAATCTCAGAAGCACTTATTCAAGCTGACTTGTTAAACAACGCAGGTATTATCAAGTATGCAGGTACTGCTACTTCTGCAGCTGAAATCGGTAAAACATCTATCGTTACTTTCCAAGACTTAGTTAACTTAACTACTGACTTGGACAATAACCGTACTCCTAAAGATACGAAGATCAATACTGGTTCTGTGAAGATTGATACTAAAACTATCAATGCAGCTCGCTTGATGTACATTGGTTCTGAACTTAAAAACACTCTTCGTAAAATGAAAGACTTCTTCGATGAAAAAGCTTTTGTTGGTGTACAGCACTATGCAGCAGGTACAACTCCTTTACGTGGTGAAATTGGTTCTATTGACGAATTCCGTATCATCGTAGTTCCTGAAATGATGAACTGGACAGCAGCAGGTGCAGCAGCTACTCCTAATGACGGTATCCATACGTCTAATGGTAAAGCTAACGTTTACCCAATGTTAGTTGTTGGTTCTGAATCATTCACAACTATTGGCTTCCAATCAGATGCCAAGTCTGTGAAGTATAAGATCATCCATAAGAAACCATCTGAAAATGCTGGTCTTCATAACCCATATGGTAAGATTGGATTCATGTCTATCCAATGGTGGTACGGCTTCATGGTTATTCGCCCAGAACGTATTGCATTGATTAAGACTGCTGCGTTAGTCTAATAACCAAAGAGGGAAGCTAAGGCTTCCCTTTCCTCACATTACAAAACTGATTTAATCCCTAAAGGAAATACTATGTCTGATGTTCAAAACACTCCAAACGCTTCACCAGAACTTGATCAAGCAATCCAATCTCTTAAGAAGAAAGCTGACTTGCTCGGTATTACTTACAAGTCAAATGTATCTATCGCTACACTTCAAAAAGCAATTAGTGAAAAGATGGAAGGTACAGGTGTTGGTGAAAGTACACACACTCCTGCGACTGATGTGCCTAATACACCAACAGCAGAAGCTCCGGACACAGAGTCCCTTGTTAAAGCTGCACATAAGTTAGTACGTGTAATCGTTACACCTATTGATCAAACCAAAGCAACTAACCTTGAATCAGAACTCATCTCTGCAGGTAACTCAGTAGTTGGTACAGTAACTCGTTTAGTACCGTTTGGTATTGAGTGGCATGTAGAACAAATTATTCTTAATGCATTGCGTGAGAAGAAGTTCCAACAGTTTATTAAAAAGACTGGCCCACATGGTGTTGATTCAAGCACAGTACGTTATGTACCTGCATATAGCATTACTGAATTGCCACCACTAACTCAGAAAGAATTAGATGCGTTGGCTACTGCTCAGTTACGTGCTGGTGCTACAGAAGAATAAGGAGTAGTTGAATGGCCTCTACCAATATTGATATCAAAACAGCTCAGTTAGAACAGCTTAATATAGATGAGCTGACTACTAAGCAGATTGGTGGTACAGGTGTGTTTGATGTACTCATGTCTGCATCTGCAGTCCACATTAAAGAAGAATATGATAAAGGTCGTATTCGTGGACAAGAATATGCTCAAGTATATTTAGGTGCGATGCAGGCAGTTCTATCTACTTCGGTTCAGTATTTAAATGAATCTAAGCTCTTAGGTATTCGTATTGAGAACGAAACCAAACAAGGTAACTTAATTGATGCTCAAGTTAAATTAACAGAAGCTCAAGCAAACCAAGTTAAGCAAGAGACTGATCTTAAACTACCTGCTGAAATTGATAACATTAAAGCATCTACTGATCTAGCTGTAGCTAACAAAAATCATGTGGTAGCTGAGACAACAACTAAGCTTCCTGCTGAGATTGAAAATATCAAAGCTAATACTGCATTGAGTGATGTGAATAAAGATCGTGTACGCGAAGAACTTACATTGATCCCACTACAAGGTGATTTACTTACTGCTCAAACTGCACAGGTGTCTGGTGAGACTATTCTTACTAATAAACGTGTGGATCAGTTAACTCAAGAGATGGCTAAAATTCCTTTAGAAGTAGCTATCTTGGAACAACAAGTTGTAAACCAGAAATCACAGAATGATTTAGTCTTAGCTCAGATTGAATCTATTGAACTTAACAACACTAAGGTTCCAAAAGAGATTGCTATCTTAGAGAAACAAGTTCTACAAGCTGATGCATCTATTGCATTAAGCACTGCACAGAAAGATCAGATCACTGCAGAGACTAGTACTCGTTTACCAGTTGAAGTACAGAACTTAACTAAGCAAGGTGAGAACCTAGCTAAGCAAGCTCTAATGACTGATGCACAAACACAACAAGTAATTGAACAGACTAAACGTTACCCTTACGACATTGAAGAGATTCAAGCTCGTATTGCTAATATGACTAAGCAAACACTCATTGCTGAGAAAGACATTGAGTTGAAACAAGGTCAATTAGAACTTCAAGAAAAACAATTGTTATTATCTCAAGCTGAACTTGATGTTAAGAAACAAGAGTTAGAAGTTCAGAAAGCAGCTGTGTTATCTCAACAAGCTCAAGCTGAGTTATATACTCAGAAAGTTAAAACTGAGAAAGCTCAGACAGAAGGTGATGTTGCTAAACCTGGTTCAGTGCTTGGTGCTAACGTTGCAGTACTTATGGCTCAAGCTGATGGTTATAAATCAGATAAGTTACAGAAGGCTACCAAGATTCTTGTTGATACTTGGAACGTACGTCGTAACTCAGATGATGGTACAGAAGCAAACATTACTAACCAATTACACGATGCCAATATTGGTGTGGTAGTAAAAGGTATGATGACTGATGCAGGTTTAACACCTAACACCTCAGGCTAAAATAAGTGATGTAGAATAGGGAGCTAATTGCTCCCTTTCTTTTTAGGATTATATTATGGGATTGTTTAAGACAAAGAAGAAAACCATTGTAAATACTTCGGTATCTAGGATGGTAGCAGATGAGGACTTTGTCCCATCAAATAAGATGGCTGTATTAGACTATACAATGTCTCAAGCATCATCTTCTACACGCTTATCTACTGAGTCATTACCGGATTACTTACTCAGAGCTACCACTAATAATATTGTAGCTCGTGCACGTAAGGCTCGTTCATATGCAAAGAAACCAACGTATTACTATGGCTTACCTGAATCATCTATGATTCAAGGTGATAAGGTAGACATTAAAGAAGCAGTGACAGAAGTACTTAATACTATGTATCCAGAAGGTGTAATAGTTAAAGATGCTTACTTTGGTCCTATGAATAACTTCTATTTCCTACGCCCTATACTCCAGAATAAGTATGGATATAACTACGACACTAATGAGTTAGTAGAAGAATCTAGACGTATTGGTTTTCCTTGTTATATGGAATCAGCTCAGATCATTTATAGCCAATATACTAATGCTGCTTTAATTGATCCTGATACATTGATGCAATATGGTGAGTCTGCAGAAGCAGGATATACACCATTCAGAAAAGCTAACCCTAAAGCTGTACAAGTACCTTGGATTAATAATGGTAGTTCAGATCATGACATTGCACGTGTCACTGTAGTGTATGCAGATGCTGCAGGAGCTAAACAAACTTATACCATTGATATTAACTATCTATCATTTGAATCAAGCTCTAAACCTCCTACAGATGGTTTAGATGATAGTGATACAGACAATATTGATCCTGATGCTGTAGCACCAATACAACCTAAATCATTAGATGGTTCAGACTTCTATCAAGCTAATTATGAATATATGCATAATGGTGTATCTCATAAAGAGACATTCATTTACTTATATGGTTCTGGTTTAAATACTAAATTAGATAATCTATTTAAGTATGGTGATAAGTTTGGTGAACATATTCCTCGTATCTATGCTCGATTAGGTGGACGTAAACTAAATGATGATGAGTTCAAAGATACTGAGCAATACAACTCTATGGTTGGTATCTGTAGACATATGGGTATGAACTGGAAAAACTGGGTAGATGAAGTACATAAATCAGTAGGTTCATTAGATAGTGTTACTCAAATCTATATGACCTATTCACTACCCGCTAATACTCAAGATAAGTTAATCCAGGATTATCTATTTAGTTACTTTGAAACCATCTATGGAAAGCTACCGCATACAACAGCATCATCTAACTTTGGTGATCTTAAGGCTGACTATATTGCTAGTGGTTCTAGACAAGGACAATCATACGAGATTAGCGATAAAGGATATACACAACGTGTTAGCTTTGATGCTTTAGCTTATAACGATGTACGTGGTTCTATTGGTCCTATAGGTACTACCCAGAGTGGTATGGAATATCAAACTGTACAATTAGGTAGACAAGGTTCTACGTCTAAGTTTAGACCACTCTCAAGAGTAACCATGCATTACTACCGTAAGCAATTAACTGACTCTACTTATAGAGAATATTTAGTTTATGGTTTATCAGTAGTAGAAGTAGTAGAAGGTGGTAACTACACAACTGCATCTGGTGATAGTGAAGAACTCCTATTACCTATTGATCTATCTATTGATCATGGTTTCACTATGAGACAGCTAGAAGAACTATATACCAAAGCTATGTACATTGTTTTGAATACACTGCAGGTAGTTAAAACCAAGTGGTATCAGACAGGTCTATTTAAAGCCATTATGTTTATTATTGCTGTAGTAGTATCTTACTTCTTCCCTCCTGCAGGTGTAGCAGCATGGACATGGATGGCAGCAGCTTATGCTGTAGTACAAGCTGTGGTGATTGGTTTATTAATACAAGTAGCTGTAAAGCTTTTAGTTAAGCTTGGTGTAGATGTAGGTGCAGCTGCTGCTATCGTAGCAGTAGTAGCTCTTATCTATGGTGGCTTTACAGCATTAACAAAGACTACAGGTATTGGTGGTGTATCTAGTATTCAGATATTACAGATATCTTCCCAAGCATTCTCAGCTTCATCTCAAGGCTATGCTTTACAGACTCAAGCTGCTATTAAAGAATTCAATTCATTGATGGCTGACTTATCAGAAGAAGAAGCTGATCTACAACGTAAAGCCAAGGAACTAGGATTAGGCCAACATGGTCCATTATTAATGTTTGAACCTCCTATCTCTATTGGTGTACGTATTGGTGAATCTCCTGATGATTACTTCGAGAGATCGGTACATACAACTAACGTAGCGAGTACTGTATACTCCCTAACTGAAATGAATGTAGATATGAGCTTACAGCTTCCTTCTACAGTTGGTATATTAAATTCCTTACAGGAGACTCAGGATGAACTTCCCATTCTTCGGCTATAACACTCCCGGCTTACAGCTAGGAGAAAACAACAACTGGATGAACCAAACCAATACAGTTCAGCCATTACCTACTACACAACCATTTGCTGCATCTATTGCTCCATGGCAAGCAGATATGGGTTCAGCTATTGGTAATACTTATGGTTATCAATCTTTAGGTCTAAACGATACTGGAGGCTATGGTAATTATTCTTTTGGTGATTCCTTAGACTTTGGTCAACCAAACACAGGTAGTTTATCTAACTGGTTATCAGGAAACACAGAACTGGTTAAAGCAGGTGTTGGACTACTAACTGGAGGTATGAGCGCATGGAATGGTTTCCAACAGAACAAGCTGCTTAAGTCCAGCATGAGCCAACAAGCTTCACAGTTCCGTGAGCAAATGGATTTATCTAAATCTAACTACAACTCTAAGTTAGAAGATAGACAGCGTGCACGTGTAGCATCTAACCCTACAGCGTATGAATCAGTAGATTCTTACATGAAAAAATATGGAGCTAAGTAATGGCACAAATTGATTGGCGGTTTATGCAACCTCTAGATCAGTCAAACCAGATTGCTAATATGGCAGTAGGTAACCAGCAAATTAATGCTGGTCTTGCTGCTATGGGTAATGCTGTGACTGGACTAGCTGATGCATATAAACAACGTAATACTGATGATATTCTGAATGCTTTATACCAAGCTCAGAACTCTCAACAGTTACCTGCAGCTATGCAAGCAGTACAAGCATTACAACAACAGTATGGTCGTGGTTATGATCAAGCTGCTGTACGTAATGCAGTAGATAATCGAAGTACAGTATTAGGACAACGTGATCTACAAAACATTAACTTGCAACAAGCACAAGCTGCACAAGCAGCAATTCCAACACTCAACGCAGCAGCAGCACAAGAAGCAATCCGTCGTGGTATGAACCCAGAAGATGTACAAGCATTATCTGGTTTAGGTATTAATGCTTCTGATGCTATCTCCCGTCTAGGTACTAATCTTCAAGCGGATACTCGTTATGATAATGCTCTAGCATTAGCAGCTAAGAATCGTGCAGAAGATCAAGCATACAGAGCACAACGAGATTTAGTAGGTGATTCACAATGGCAACAATCATTTGGATTGCAGCAACAGAATGCTGCTATGCAAGCTGCTCAGTATCTTGCTCCTAATGCAGGTAATACAACTCAAGTATTAGATGCTGATGGTAATGTTATTACAACTGCTAACCCATCTAGAGCAGATGCTCTTGCTGCAGGCTATAGCTTACAGAATGGAGGTATTGTAGATAAGATCATTGGTACTGAATCTAACTTTAACCCTACAGCTAAGAATCCTAATTCTAGTGCTACTGGTGCAGGGCAGTTCATTAGCTCTACTTGGATGAACATGATGAAGAAGTATGCTCCTGATTTAATCAAGGGTAAGTCTGAATCTGAAATCTTAGCAATGCGTAACAATCCAACTATCTCACGTACTATCACAGGTAAGTATGCTGAGGAGAATGGTCAAGCACTTAAAGCTGCAGGATTACCAGTAAATGATGGAACTATTTACTTAGCTCACTTTGCAGGCCCTGATGGTGCTAAGAAGTTACTCCAAGCTAAACCAGGAACATCTGCTGAATCTATTCTTGGTTCTAAAGTAGCTGCTGCTAACGGTAATATCGTACGTGGTAAGACTGCTCAGGATGTAATTAACTGGGCAGCTAAACAAGTAGGTGCAGGTCCAACTGGTACAGCTCAAGCAGCTACTGCTGCAGTAACAGGACAGCAACCTGGTATTGCTCCTGCTGCATTAGTTAAGCTTCGTGGTGATTACAACACTGCATTAAACAAAGCTGCATTGGATTACAATAAATCAGTTAATGCTTCTGCTACTAAAGGCTCTGCTGCAGAAGGTGGTAATACTCCTTCTAAATGGTTAGCTGCTCAGAAGGAATGGAACATTACTGGTGGTAGTTCTAACCCGATGTTTACTGGTGCTGCTGACATGTTAAAGATGGCTGAGAAGAGTGATGCATACAAAACATTACCTCCTGCTATTCAAGCCAATATTCTTGATGCTGCTTATAGTCGTGTTAAGAATGCAGGTGCTCTACGTTATGAAACCAACAACAGTGTAAAAACTATTATTGATAACATGGCTAAAGAGTATAAGACAAACCAAGTGAATCAATTTCAGTCTGGTAAGAAGGCTGCATTTGATACAGCATTCACTGCTCTACAGCAAGCATATCAAGGTGCAGGTGCTCCGGCTCCTGACCGTAAACAAGCTATGAAATTACTTGACCCTCAGCTGTACGCTAAAACTTACGGTAAGAAATAAGTATTTCTATTTAGGTTCTGTTAGGATAGGCACGTATAATTACGTGCTTTTCTTTTATATAGGACTCAACATGGCAGGATATAAATCATTACAGGTAGCTGATGCATTGCAACGTATTAATGCTTCATTAGCTCCTAAGGTAACTACTACCAGTATTAATGATACTAACTTTGCTAATAACTACACAGTTCAAGACCCTACCTTACAAGCTCAGAAGATCATCAATACAGCTCGTCCTCAGGATACTGATAGATCATTAGGTCAGTATGCTCAAGATGCTGCATTGTCTTTAGGTAAAGGTATTGTCTCTGTACCAGAAGCATTAGTAGGTTTAGTTGACTTAGCAGACACTGGTTTACAAGCAGGTCAGAAAGTATCTCAACAAGCATTAGCAGCTATTGGATTATCACCAGAAGCTAACTGGGATATTCAAGGTGGACGTGTAACTAAAGCATTAAAAGATGTTGGTTTAGACTTTGCAGATACTAAGCAAATTGCTACTGAGCATATGTCTGCTCCTGGCTTACAACAGCTTAGTGAACTAGGTGCTTTACCTGGTATGAGTACACAAAAGTCTATTGCTGATAATTTATCTAGCTTAGGTCAAACAGCTTCATATGCACTACAGAACCCTGCTTTAGTAGGTAACACTATTATTGAATCATTACCTCAGATTGCTGCAGGTGGTGCTATTGGTCGTGGTGCTGCTGCATTAGGTGCTAAGACTGCTGCAGGTGCTATCGGTGAAGGTGTCACTATGGCAGGTGCTGCTCAAGCTAATATGGACCGTAATGCAGAAGGTTATACTACTGCTGCTCAAGCATTAGGTGCTTTAGGTATTGGTGTGCTTGGTGGTGCTGTAGGCTTAGTAGGTGGTAAAGTTGCAGGTCAGCATGGTGCACAAGACATTAACAACTTAGCTGCAGGTATTACTGCACAAGGTGCTAATAAGGGCTTTAAATCATTATCAGTAGGTACTGCAACAGAAGCTGCAGAAGAAGCTGCTCAATCATCTTTAGAGAACGTTATTGCTAACGTGTCATCTGGTAAAGATGCAATCCAAGGATTAAACCAAGATTTAGTATTAGGTACTCTTGCAGGTGCAGGTATGGGTGCAGGAACTAATGCTAAAGCATCTATCGCTTCGTCTGCATTACAAGCACTTCAAGGTGCTGTAGATAAACAAGTACAACGTGCTAAGGAGAAGATTAGTCGTGAAGCTCCTGAGCAAACTAATACACCTACTGAAGAATTTACGAATCCAAATTCTGCTTCATATAACCCTTCTGCTGCTATGGTTAGAGAAGCCCAGAAGTTAAATGATGCTAAGACTCCAGAAGAGCAATTAGATATTCGTAATAAAGTAGATAGTATTATGCAAGAGCAAGAACAGTATCTTGCTAGTCTAGTTGAAACCAAGAACTTGGTAGATAACATAGACAATCTAAAAGCTTCTATTGCTAATGGTGAAGCAGCTATCCAACGTGTTGCTGAGACTAAACCTGAGCGTGCTCAACAAATTCAAAATGTTGTAGATGGTTTAAAAGCTCAGCTAAGTGAAGCTGAAAAGTATGTAGGTAATGAGCAAGCTCTTACTGATCATATTGCTAATGTTCAAGCTAAAGTAGAACAAGCGCGTGAAGTACATACTCAATATGACAGCTTAATGAAACGTGCTACTTCTCAAGATGCAACTATGGATACTCAAATTTTTGGTGCACCTCAGAACTTCACACCTGAACAGATTCAGAAAGCTATTAATGATCCTCAAGTACCTGAGACTTCTAAGCCAGTACTTCGTGCATTAGCTGATGCTGTAGTAGCACAAAATGCTGTTAAGAGTATTGATGCTGTAAACCAACAAGTAACAGGTAAACAGTATGACCCTAACTACCGTTCTACTCCTCAGTACTTAGCTCAATTTACTCGTGCTATTAAAACTGGTAATGAACCACAACAAATGAACCTTATGCGTGAGATTGGTGCGTTTGAACAGTCACACGTACAGAAAGCTGAATTAGTAAATCAAGGTTTACAGCTTGCTCAACAAGGACAACGAGTACAAGTAATTCGTAATCAAGATGGTTCATGGTCTATTAATGAAGGTCAGCCTTTAACTCGTAGTCAAGCTAAAAAGAATGGTGCTATTACTATTCATCCTACTCCTAAAGGTTTAGAAGCAGCTGCAAAGTTAAATGATTACATGCAAGCAGAAGCTAAGGCTATTACTGCTACACGTACTGCTATGGAGCAACTTAATGGACTTGCAAACCCTAACAGCCAAATCTCTAGAGCAAGCAATGTTTCAACACAAGGTAATAGTCAAGTACAACAAGTACAAGCGCAACCAACTGTTGCTACAGCTAATGATTTCCAATCTGCTTTAGATGATCTTAATGCACAGGATAGAGCTAACTATGACTTCCAACCTCAGCGCAGAATTGAAGACCCACGCACAGATACAACATCTGCTAGCACTAATGGAGTTAGACCAACAGAAGCGTCAATTCCTACAGGAACACAATCTACCGTCGGAACCGAGTCTGGTAACACTACCGCCCAAGTTCAAACCAATAAATCTGGAACAACTAATCCGGTAGCGAAGGCTGAACGTGTAGCAAGTCGTAGCGTAAGCGAAGACGCAGCTACGGAAGTTCAGACAAGCACAGAGCAAGCAACCAAAGCAACAAATGAAGAAGCAACTCAAGAAGTTGTAACTCCTGAGACAAAGCAAGAAGCTGAGCCTCAAGATATTCATGATGCTGAGAAAGCTGATAAGAATCCTGAACGTACTGCTGAACGTAAGAAAGAACCTAAACAACGTAACCTTGTTGTAGATGGTTTCAATAAGCGAGATACAGTACTTAATCGTAATGAAAACTTTGCATCTCGATTCTTAAGCCGTAGTAATAATGTAGCTGCAGTGGAAAGCATTGTAGGTGAAACACTTACACCTAAACAAAAGCAAGCAGTTAATGACTTTGCTAAATTTGCTAGTTACTTTGATTCTAAGCTTGATGGTTTGATTGGTGATAAACAATTGGAATATAGATTCCAAGACTTTAACCAATTCTTATTAGAAGATGGTTCACTACCTGAGAATGTTAAGACTGCAGTATCTGCAGCTATGTATTCTTGGATAGCTGAGAATGGTTCTAAAACGCTTAACACTGAACGAGATGTTGCAGGACTACTGTTAGTCAATGATGTTGATAACATCCCTACAAACGTATTCAGTGCGCTTACAGGCGTAGGTGCACATCAATCTGTAGTAACAGGTTCATTAGGTCAAAAAGCAGTAGAAGCATTAGGACTCAAAGTAGTATCTGATGTAGACCCTGCACGTAAGCAAAAACTTGAACAAGCATTAGGTACATTAGCTGCTGTAGCCCTTACACAGAATGGTTACTTAACTCGTACTACTATCCCGGCTGCACAGTTTGAAGCTATGCAGAAAGCTGCATTAGATGGTAACGATAAAGCTACCTTAGGTAATCAAAGTATTCGTGATGGTAAGACACTTGGTTTCTTGGTTCCAACTAAAGGTAAGAAAGTAGATCAAGTAATTAACTCTGCTAAAGAGACTAAAGGCATCATTCAAAATATGTTTGGTGTACAGCGAGATATTAAATTACCTTCACTTGAACCAGTAACAACTACTCCGCATACGTTTAACCGTATGGGTTCACAGTTACCTTCATACACTAAAGACATGTTAGAAGCTGCACAGAAGAATGGATATAAGATGTCTATTCCTGCTATGCAATTCATTGACAATGTTAAGCGTGAAGACTTACGTGAGTTGTTTGGTTATGTAAATCCTAATGCTGATGGCGCATCATTTGATGGTATGCATAAGAAGTTTTGGGAAGGTCAATTAGCTGCTAACCAAGCAGTAGAACGTGCTATTGATATCATTGCAGAGCAACGAGCTAACTTAGGGGATGACTCTAAAGAGTTTTTCTTTGCTCATACTTCATGGACTAACACTCGTTCTGGCTATGATGCTGCATTCAACTTACAGGCTAATAAGATGCATCGTGCTGTAGCAGGTATGTCTGCACACGTAACTGATGTAGGTATTGAAGCTCCTATTAAGAATGGTGAAACCACTAAGTTTGGTGAGTTCTTAATGGCTGTTGCTATGACTGCAGAAAAGATTGATATTGGTTTATCTACTGTAGATAAAGTATCTGCTGAAACTTATTTACCTAAGTTCCAAGAGTATCTTGCACAAGAGCATGTACAGCAAGGTATTGAATCTATGGCTGCTATCTTAGAAGGCCAAGGTACTAAATCAGACATGGATAATGTAAAAGCATTAACTGCTGAATTTGGTATGGGTGCAATGTCAGTACGTGGTATTCAAGCATTAGCTCAAATGCATATTGCTGAACGTGATGGACAACGTACATTCAAATCAGATATTGCTTTTGAATCTGATGGTGTAACCAATGGCCCGGTAATTACTAACATAGTTTTAAACACGGCTGGTGCTGATATGTTAGAAGCTGGTGGTGTATTTACTGACAAAGCTAAAACTAACGTACCTACTAACAAGGAACAAGGCTCTCAAGATATCTATGAGCAACTTGGTGGTGTAATGAAGTCTGAATGGTCTGACTACAAAGCTAATGCTAAAGGTGGACAGTTAGATTCAGCTCTTGGTTTGGATGTTATCTACGATGCCTTTGGTGAACGTAAAGGTGCTAAACCAATCGTAACTACCTCTACCTATGGTGCAGGTATTGCTTCTATTAAACGTGCTAATGCTCGTGAAGTATTAAATGCATTCTATAAAGGCTTAGAGAAAGCAGGTAACAAGAATGACATGCAGAAAGTTCAAGAGCTTATCAATGCTGTAAACGCTACTATTCAATATAGTAATTTTAAACAGAAGCTAAGTACTCCTTTAGCTAAAGCTAGTGGTAATCCATTAGAGTTCTTATTAACTCCTGAACAAGAGTCTGCATTGTTTTATGCTGCCGATTCTCAACACGGTGCTGCTATTAAATCTACTCTTGAGAAAGCTATGTCTGAGTTTAACGGTGTACGTGACACTCTAACTAAACAAGCTGTTGCCGGGTTTAAAGTATATGAACTCATTCGTAATGAAGCTATCAATGAAGCATTGAAGAATACTGATGGTGTTATTGTTGATGGTAAAGGCAATCGTCAAGAAGGTTTATCTTCTGATGAAATGAAGAAAGTACTTAAAGGTATTGCTCGATATACTCCGTCTGTAGTTTCAGGTATGGGTAATCAGTCTACTAATAAGAAACAATCCTCTATTCCATTAATGAAACAAGACACTGTATGGGATGGTTCTGCTATGTCAGAACAACAGTTTAATTTCAAAGGTTCTTGGCAAGCTAAAGGTAATGGTAAGTTTACAGTACGTTCTGCTATCAAACGTGATACTGTAGCTGATCCTGGTGTATCTGGTTTAGTCTTAATCATTCAATCTATTGATGCAATGATTACTCATACAACTATCGGTAAGATTCCTAGCCAAAACAATCATGACGCTAACGCATCTGCCGTTGGTCAAGGTAAAGCTATGGCTAAGATTCAAAATGAAGCATTTGTAGATGGTGTTATGACTACTCATGTAAACCGTGAGTTCGTACGAGCTTTAATGAATCCTCTTACTATGGTTTTAGATAACCAAGCATTCTACAAAGCAAACAAAGCTGCTGTAGATGAAGCTATTGGTGAGATGAGTTTAGTACAAGCTGTACGTGATGCTTATGCTCGTGACCTAGCTAAACTTGATGGTATGAAGTCTTGGGAGAACGTTAACCAGTATGGTACTCAAGGCGGACACTTCGAGATGAATGCTGCTAAGCGTAAACAAATAGTTGATCAAGTAGATCAGTTAAAAGCTGACTTCAAGAAAGACTTAGCTTTAGCTCAACGTATTGAAGACACTATCTCTACTGGTGGTAATCCTACTACTATTGAAGATCATCTTCGTCTAAATGGAACTATGAAAGGTTCTGATTTAGTTCCTATGCTTCAAGCTGAACTTAAACAGTTCCAAGGTAAAGATAATCAAGTAGGTATGTTTGCTCATTTCTATGACAACATGCTTGATCTTATTACTAAGCAATTACCTGCAGACTTATCTATTAATTATTTCTCAGAAGCAGATGCTCCTTCTAATGTTAATGGTTTAGACGAAGCTATTAAGCAAGGTAATCCTGCATGGTTCACTACTGGTACTGATGGTAAACCACAGATTAATATCCTACGTAGTGATAAGCCTATTCGTGCACAGATTCTTGTACATGAGCTTGTTCATGCTATTACGGTAGATTCTATTGCCCAAGTACGTAAAGAGCCTACAGCGCATCCTAAGGCTGCAGAATCGCTATCTAAGTTAGATGCTTTATATGAAGACATCAAAGCTAAGGTAGAAGCTGACCCTAATGCTACTGATCTAATGAAATATGCTACTCAAAACGTAGAAGAGTTTATTGCTACTGGTTTCTCATATCCTGAGTTTGTTAATTACTTAGATACTCAATTAGCTCCTAAATCTGCACGTGGTAAGAACCGTATCGTTACTGCTTTACGTTCATTTGTAGATAGCATTCTAGGAGTGCTTGAGAGCTTCACAGGACGTAAGTATTCAGCTAAAGATACAACTGCACTAGAAGCTTTAATCCTTGACTCTACAGAGTTCTTAGGACGTGCTCCTACACAAACTGTTGGTACTCAAACCAGTATCTTTGGTGCACCAACTCAGGCACGTAATAAAGTGAATGGTTATACAGCTAAGGAAGTATTCGATACTTTACCTAAGCATGCTAACCCTGCATTCCAAGCACACTTAAACTTATTGATGACTCAAGTGGCTGACTCTATCTATAAAGGATTAGATCAGAACTTAGTTGATAATAATAATGGTGCATGGTCTATAGAGAAAGCATGGGATGAATACACAATTGCTGGTAAGGCTTATACAACTGAGACTGCTACTACTGCAGGCTTCCGTTTGTCTGAGCAAGAAGCATTTGCTGTTGAGTCTTTATATGCTGCTCTAGTTCATGGTTTAAAAGATAAGTCTATGACTCAAGTATATGCTGAGATGAATAAAGCATATAACTCTGCTAAAGCTAAGCTTAAACCAGAGAGCTTCTTTGATGGTGATTGGAATACAGCTACGCGTCAGGATAAGCAAGATGCTCAAGACATGTATGACTACTTCTTTAAACTAGGTCCAAGCAATAAAGAACATTTAGCTCGCTTTATCTCTATGGCTTTAGGCTCAGAACAAGTTAATGGTCTATTGGACTTTGCTGTACGTGATAACAATAAAGCTCCTACAGATACATTTGAGAAGCTTGTAGAAGCTAGTAATAAAGTACTAGATCATGTAACTGGTTTAATGACTAACAGTCATTCATCTCAGTTAATTAATAATCGTGTAGCTTTATTATCTAAAGAGTTAGCTCGTATTGATACTAAGAATCGTGAACATGCTATTGGTCAAGTTGAAAGCCAACTAGAACAAATCAGTGATTTCACAGATGGTATTAGTAAAAAGTTACGTAGCAAGATTGTTGAGATTACTGATAATGCTGCTATCGCTAATAACCGTAATAAATATGTACGTCTTGCAGGTAACACTACTCGCTTAGCTGCTAAAGGTGATTTATGGACTCTTGTGGATACTCTTAAAGAGATGAACACAATTGATAATCCTAATTCACCATTAGGTATGATGGGTGAGCTTATCAATGAAGCTGCTAACAATGACTCTACTAAGAATCATGTAGAGAAGATGTTGCGTATGACTAAGCTCAATAACCAAATGAAAGAAAACATTCGTAGTGCTACTACTAATAATGTTATGTCTACATTTGAAGAGAATGGTAAATACTTAACTAAAGATCATAAAGTAGCTTTCACTAAGATGCTTCGCTCTGATGTACAGGTGCTAGCTGATACTTACTCAACTGCTGAGATTGCTAAGTTATATACAGATGGTGTGTTCTTACAGAATGAAACTGCTAACCTTATTAAGCAATTAAAAGCTAAAGGTGGTGATCAGGTAATGATTAACCGGGCTAAGCAATTAGCTAAGTATATGCTTACTGGTAATGCCTCTGCAGGTATGGCTAAGAATGCTCAATTGATTGTGTCTGGTTTCAACTCAGGTGAAGTCGTAGACATTACAGACCCACGAGTAGATCTTGTAGATAAGATTGCTACTATGTATGCGATTGAATATACAGATAAGAATACTCGTAAGAATCTAAGCGAAGTATTTAAGCGTGAGCTTAAGAACAAAACCAATGGTGTTGATACTTCAATTAAGTTCCATCGTGAACTAGCTAAAGATGCTCGTGAAAAGTTATTCACTGACAATGCTGTATCTGTAGCTAAAGGTTATATGCCTGAGATCACTAATCCTAACAAAGAGATTCGTATTGCTCGTAATGAAGCAGAAGCTAAGTTGCTTAAAGAACAGTTCTTCCGTGAAGTTAAAACTATGGTTAAAGATAAGTCTGATAAGACTTCTACTACACCTCGTTTATTCATCTCTGATGAAGCTAACTTACAACGTATTGTTTCTGGTTCTATTGAGATTGTATCTACCAACCGTAAAGGTACTCAGGTGAATATGAATACTCAAGAGTTCAGCCATGTAATAAATAGCATTAAGATTCCTACTGATCCTACATACAATCCTATGTTAGATCAGGATGTCTATATGATGCCTAACTACAATACTCTAGGTGAAGTAGTTGGTTTCTCTTATGAAATGTCAGGTAATAACCGTGACAGCTTATTAGAGCGTAACAATGATTTCTCTGAGTTACTTGGTGCATATGCTGCTACTAACTTTAACAAAGTGACAGTACCTCAACAGAACAACTCTGTAGTTGATGCAGCTTATCAGGATTACAAAGATAACTTTGCTAATAATCCTCGTGCATACATTACTGTAGGTCCTAACTCTAAAGAGCCTGGTTTACAGGAAACATGGGCAATGCTTCCAGAAGCTACACGTAAGCACATCATTAAGACCTTTGGTCCAGATGGTATGATTGTTCGTAACGACGTATTGCTTACTATGTTTGGCTACCGTAAGTATTCTCTAAACCAAGCATTCGATAAGATGTCTGATGCTCGCAATATGTTTGAGTCTATCTATGTAGATGTGATGAATACATTGTTTGGTAATAAAGCTAAGTTACGTGGTGTACAAGCTGAGCGTGTATGGCAAGAAGCTGTAGGTGTTATGAAAGACATCGTAGTAATTCGTAATGTTAAGACACTGGTTTCTAACTTAGTATCTAACGCATTATTACTTGCTGCTCATGGTGTGAGTATGTCTGACATTGCTAAAGACACTATGACTTCTGTACGTGCAGGTATGCAGTATCGTAAAGATATGGCTAATCTATTAGCTATCCGTCAGAAGCAAAGAGCAGGTGTAGGTGACTTCAATAAACTAGAGCAAGAAGCTTTACGTATTGAAGATTCTATTAATCGCAACCCTCTTAAAGATTTTATTGAGGAGGGTATGATGCCTACTATTGTTGAAGACTTAGACCCAAGTAATAACCATTACTCTTATAAGTCTAAGATGCAAGAGCGTGTAGATAGCTTAACTGAGAATGTACCTGAGTCTATTAAGACTGCTGCTAAGTGGGCTATGGTTTCACCAGATACTCCACTGTATAAGTTCTTAAACAATGCTACTCAGTTCTCTGACTTTAGTTCTAAGTATGTTATGTACAAGTACTACACTACTAAAGCTAAAGAGAAGTTAAGCCATGATGATGCTTTACAGATTGCTCAGGATAACTTCATTAACTATGACATCCCTACTTCACGTGGACTACAGTACTTGAATGATATGGGTATTGTTATGTTTACTAAGTACAATGTACGTATTCAGAAAGCATTGTTCCAGTTAATGAAGAAGCGTCCTGCTAGTGTGATGGCTCAGTCTTTAGCTATTGGTTTATTAACTAATGCTCAGACTGCAATTGACCCAATTATCTTTGGTAATATTGGTAACCCTATTCGCTCTGGTGCTCTTGGTTTACCAAGTGCTTTAGATGAACCACTACCTATTAAGTTACTAACGGGATTGTAAACATTAACAAAAAATAGCCCCTCAAGAGAGGGGCTTATTTTATTCATCAATCTGAATAGGGATTTGTTCATCTAACGTAAGACCGTGCTTACCATTGCCGTGATACTTACGTGGATTACCACACATATCACAAGAGCAACGAGTAGGAGTATTGGCGTGGATACCAATAGCTTTTTCATTTGCTTTCCATTCGTTATCACGAAACTGTTTAGCAGCTTCACGTTTCTTACGTTGTTGTTGACGAATACGATATTCACGACCACGTTCTTGCATTTGTTAAATCCTAATGAATAAGTAGATTAAACATATCACATAGTATCTTCTACTGTAAGTGTATCTGCTTCCTTATAAATCATACGAACTAGTTCAATAGCTGATTGATGATCGAGCACTATGTTGTTCGTACGCACTTGTAAGTAGTGTTCTCGAAACTGAGCAACTCGTCTAGTATCAGCTTCATGCTGTTTCATACGATTACGCATAGAACTGATCTCAGCCTCTAGACGTAAGTCATCTGCTGTCTTCTGCATTGCCCATGACCAGTCTACTGGTTGTGTATCCCCTGTAAGGGGATAACCTGAGATCTGGGCATTGTTAGGTACAAACCAGTCATTAGGTTTAATAGATGTGGTAGCTCTTTGAGAAGCTGCTTCTTGAGCTAACTTTTTTAGTGCATCGGTATCAATCGCCATAGTTATTTAATCCGTGACATTTTACGTTGGAAGTTTTCCAATGGTTTACACCAAGTCAATCCATTCTCACCTTTGTATACTACTGATGGTGGATACTCAGGACGAGTAGAGTGTTCATTAGCAATAGCAGTAACTGTGTAAATGTTACCGTTAAGGTGTTGATACACTTGACCTGCTGCAGGAGTAAACCAAGGTAATAAGGCATTAACTGTTTCTTTAAGTGAGTGGTAAGTAGTTACATCACTTGAACCTGCATGAGTTCTTTTGAATACACGGAATGCACCATCTTTAGTGAAGTGAACTTCGATAGTTAGTTCAGGTATTTTGAACTCAGTGGTTTGACCACGTGTTAGCATTGCTAACTTATTACGAATAGCTAAATAGTCCATAAGGACTCCTAAATAAAAATAGCCACCTGTTACGGTGGCTTTTTGTTGAGTAAGGTAAATACCTTTCTGATTAGCCATATGATTGCTACAACTACAAATGCAATTGCAACAATTTGGATAATCATCCACAGTGCGACAATCACTGCATAGAGAAATAAACCACCTACTACTAATGTAAAGATGTAGCAAAGAGACTTCATTACATAAATAATTTAGTACGTGGTGCTTCTGCAGTTGGCTCTGCGTCTTCGCCACCTTCGACCATTTGTTTGATCTCAGTAACGCCCGGCATAACATCCTCAACTGTAGATGGTTCTACTTCACCTGGTTCTTCTGTTACAGGCTCATGTGTAACTACAGCATTGACTGGTGTTACTTCTGCTTTGATAGCGCTAATGGTTACAGGCTCTGCTACTTGGTTTTCTAAGCCATAACCAGTAACTATACCTTCGCTATCTTGTACTACTGATAACTTTGCAGGTTCAGGTTCAATACCTGATTCTTCTGTAATGTTAAGCTCAGCACGTAAACCATCTTTAGGAGACTTCACATAATTAATTTTAGTTAGGTCTTCTTGATTGATTGAGTAACCATTGGCTGCCAAGTAATTAGCTACTGCTAATGTGATGTCTTGTTCATCCAACTCAATCTTGAGTTGTTTCTTGATCTGTACTTGCATCTTTGTATTCCGAAATGAGTTGTTTAAATTGAGATGTCTCTGCTGCTGCATAGATTGCGTTTAAGGCATCTGCAGAATGCTCTGCTGCTGTGACTGATACTTCACCTCTCCACATAGGCCAAGGTGCTTCTGGATGCTTACTCATAGCATGTGCTACTGAGTCAGCTTTAGTTGCATCTTTTTTACCAATAATCTTCTTCACGGATTGCGGAGTGACTAATACCATTTTGTTTGAGTAGAGTGTTCCTAGGATACCTAAACACATTCCATATGCAGTTGCACCCTTATTGTTCTGAGCACCTGTTGGTACTTCAACACAGATAATATCTGCATCAACACAAGTAGGGTAAACACCTTTATATAACATGGCTGCAGATTCAATATCCCATGTAGAGCCTCTGATAGTACCACCTTTAGGTTGTCCTTCGGTCTTAATGGTTTGCAGGTCAGTTACTTTGAACTCACCTGAATCTAAATCTGCATAGCCTATTGCGATACCCCAGTTTCTTTGACTGGGGTCGAAACCTACGATTTTAACCTTCGCCATCTTCCGGCACACCCTTAATAGGGAATGTGTCCATAACTTCAAGCACCCAGTTAATACCTGCTAAGAAGCCTGCTTTGTGATCAGCATTACCGTCAATACAAATGTCTTTACCGTCTGCATCTACTTCACCTGTTGGGATGTCGATACCTACGTTATCTGGCATTTGTAATTGATGGTGGAGTTTCTGAACCATGTTGAAATGCCATGCAGTCACTAAGTGACCCATTTGTTGCACATCATCAAGCTTCACAGCATTAGGACCAATACCATGAGCATCTAAGTCTTTCTGGCTTGGTTCTACTGGTTTGTTTTCATCAGTCATTTTGGTTTCCTTGTACTTGGATTGGTTTACCTTCGTCACGTGCTTCCTGCAATACTTTTGCACATTGGATACGTAACAGCTCAGATTCATAATGTGTCTTACGTGCTTGTGCACGAGCAAGATCATCATGTACTGAATGTGAAGGAGCGAACTCTACTGGTTTGAGATTCTTGTAAGCCATGGGTATTCCTAATGTGGGCCGAAGCCCACTATTGACTGATTATTGTTTAGCACCAAATAAACCAGATGGTTTATTCGCAGCAGATACAGTTGATTGATTTGCAGGAGCATCAGATTTTTTAGCTTCTTTCACTTTGCCTTTGTTAGACTTAAGCCAAGCTTCTAAAGCTACAGGTTCTTTTTGCTCTGCACGTTCTACAGCAGACTGAGTAGTTTCTGGATCAAAGCATTTAACAATTGAGTTAGTTAAATAGAATTCACCAGTACCTTCGTACTTGCCAGTAGCATCATTCTTTTTCTGCTTTTCCTTTTCTTCTTCTTGCACAGCAAGTAAGACACGCTGACCAATCATAGGTACTACAGCTTTAACATCAGTTAAGACTTCTTGCTTAGCATCGTAGTCATATAATTTAACTGAACGGATTTCCACTTCATCTTGAAGATCATGTAGTGGTTTACCTGTAGTCATGATTGCCAAGTTATTAATTAACTGGAACCCAGGAAGTAGGTAGTTCTTACCATCTTTCTGATATGTGTTAGCGCCATCTTTATTTGTGATATAGACAGTTTCAGTAATCTTTTTACCGTTGTCTAATTCCACATGTAACGTAACGTTGACTGCACCTGATTTAGCTTGGCCTACAAAGACCATACCTAGCTTACCGCTGTAAGCACCAGTGTCTAATGTGCGTTTTGCAAAGTCTTCTTCTTTTTCAACGTTAGTGTTTGCTGTGCCAGTACCGAAAATTGACATATTTAAATTCCTGTTGGTTTGCTGCCATGATTGTCATGGAAGCCTAGTTCTAGAGCTTTAGCCTTACGTTCTGCGATTGCTTGTTCAACATCATCGTAAGACTTTTGAAAGACCTTCTTACCATTCATGGTAATCTCGGCCACATACTTAAAGGTACGTTTGTTGTACCAGATTCCGACCTCACCCACCTTGGAGTGAGGGTTACGGCTACGGTTACGAGCATTTTCTGCTTTGGTTACTTCACGAAGATTTATCCATCTATTATCTGACCTATCTTGGTTGATATGGTCTACTTGCTCAGGCCAATAGCCTGTCTCCATAAACCAGATCAGACGATGTTCTGCGTAAGTATTTCCAAATAGGGATACCTGTCGATACCCTGACTTCTTTAGATTCCCAGCACGACTCCCAGTTTGCATACGCTTACTGTGAAGGCCAGAATTCCAAATAAGATGTCCAGTAATAGGGTCATACGTTAGTACCTGCTTAACGAGTTCTGGAGTAAGGTCTTCCTTACTCTTCTTTGTAGAAGTCATGGATAACGTCCAATAATACTTGGGCATCGTTATCAATAAATGTTTCAGCAGGTGAGAACATACCCATTGGTCCACGAATACGTTCACCAGTTGTATTCTTGGTGATACGTGTTTGGAATACATGCTTGTAGCCAACCAACTTGTCATCATCAGTGATATTCAAGTATTGGTTTTGATACGGTTCTAATTCACGTAGTGGAATTTTCTTAACGTTAATATTTAACGAGAAGAATGCTTCGATACCTACGTTCTTTAAAGCACCTTTAACACGAGCCTGAGTTTTACGTAAGCCAGTAGATTCATCTAAGTCTTCTGCGATATGAGTAATCATGATCACATTCTTAGTTGATTTAGCTACATACTGCTGCATTAAGTTTTTAAAGTATTGAGCATAGTCTTGCCACTTAGCACGAGTATCTGCTGCACCTACAATATGTACTGACTCAAACATCTCCATTAAGAATGATACTGAGTCCACTACGATAGTGTGGATGTGGTCTTGAGATTCTGCCCAAGTGAAACCTTCATATACCTGCAACGGGTCTGTGATGGTTACACTATTAAACTTATTGCGGAATGGTAATTTCTTACCTGATTCACAGTTAAGGTATAAGACACCTTCTTGATTGCGTAGGTTTGCCAGACATGCAGATTTACCTGCACCTGATTCACCACCAATCAAAACTAAGTTGTCATTTACTTGTTCTAACGCGGCTGTTGTCATTTTAACTCCAAGAGAAAGGGAACCTTCATTGGTTCCCTATATTGCACCAGACTGAGCGAAGCTCAGCTTACTTAGTTAACTTGTTCTGAATAGATTTTAGAATCGTAGCTTGTAGCTCATCATCTGCTAACTTATCAGCAAGTTTATCGTTAAGGCTACGAACCTTAGCGCCTACTTCTGCGAACTGTAAACCAGATTCAACAAGCACCATTGCATAGTTATACAATTGCTTATTACGGTTTCCATCACCAGTATTGTTTAATACCCAACGCTCAAGGTTGTCTAAGTCTTTCTGATCTTTGAAGCGAGCTTCTCGTTCTTCATTCTTAGCTGTACGTGGGATATATGGCAATACATCAAATAAAGCACCATCATTAGAGAAGGTTTCTACACTCTGACATGTAAGCCATTTCTTACTACGTTGGTTACATGATTCATCCATTTCAAATGGTAGAGCCATCATAACGTTGTCCATGAACATCTTATATTCCTCACGGTCTAATTCGAGTTCATAGTTAGTAGGTAAGATAATACGATAACGATCTAATTGATCTTCATCCTGGTGACGCTTAGTGGTATAGAAGAATGCCTTATAGTCCTTCAATAATTCTTTAGCTGTCTCTAATGGAAGTGTTCCATCAACATCTAACACGATTGTATTGAAGCCTTGTAAGGTATGATCTTCACGACGGTATCCACCATCAAAGTGATGGTTTGCCCAATGGTATCCGTTGACTGAACCTAACTGAGCTAGGTCATCAAACTTGATACGTAAATTATCATAGCCTTCTGCAAGCTTAGTACTTGTAGAAATAATGAGTTCATCTACATTGGTTTCCTTCAAGGACTCACCACGTAAGAATAAGATATTACCGTCATACAATTTCTTGATGACAATATTGTTCTTATAACCCCATGCTACAGCGTACTCTAGCATTTGATCTTTCTGTTGTTTACTACCACGGAAGCAAGGTAAAGCTTGTTCTAAGTCTGGTAATGTAATGTTGCTACCACAATCCGATAGATACTTAGCCACCTTCTCATAATCAAACTCTGGCTGCATTAAGCGAGCAAAGTGTTCACCTGAGTCTTCTGCTAATCGCATTGAAGCCTCTAAGTGTTGAATAGTGATCTTAGGTGAATAGTCACGGAATGCGTAAGCAGCTGCTAACTTCAATACTTTGAAGAAGCGGTTTTCTAATTCTGAACGAAGAATGTTTTCATGATCTTTCAACTGTTCAGCTCGCTTATCACAATGGATTTTATATTCCATTAGATAGATTGCTTCTGGTTGCTCGATAGTGACAATCTTATTCAGATTAGATACATCAGCAAGCTGTTCTAACGAACACGATAGAGCATCAAGCTGTGCGTCATTAGAGCTATTAAACATTTGGTTTACTAACTCTGTGGCATCTGCTGTAACGTTCTTTTTAACTTTGGCTACATAACCAAAGAAGCAACGTCTAGCGTAACCCATTTCAAGCATGTCAATTAAGTGACGTTGAGTAGCACCAGAATCTAATAGTTTTGATGGAGTACCAAACAATAACATGTTGGTTGGTGTAGCACCTTCAATACGTTCGAATCGAGTATTCTCAGCTGATGACTTAACGAGCTTGTCCTTGATTGTGCCTGTATCATACAGTTCAAGGAATGCGTTGGTTACTTCTTCTTGCCCTACTAAGTTAGCTCCGATTTCATCAATCTGTAGATTGACTCCACCAGCTCTAGCTAAGTTTAATTTATGACGCAATTGTTTAACTGCAGGAACTGTTGCAGAGTCAAAGCTAAACAATAGTGAACCAATTGAATTGAATTCCTTCATTAAACCTTGGAACTCATCATCTGGTGTTGTGCCCTTACGAGCAGCACGGTTGTTAGCTAGATACTGCATATTCTGATCTGCAGCTAATGGGAACGTGTTTTCCATGAATGAATCACGGAAGCGATTAATGACGCTACGCTCAATCAGACCAGTAGAGTAGCCTTTACCAGTTCCTGATGGAGACAGGTTCATTGCATAGATGTTGATAGGTAGTGAATTACCACCCCAACCTTGAATGCTTGCATGCATCTGTGAAGCTAATACTCCCCAGTAATAAGTACATGCAATACGGAAGAACATACGTTCTGAGTTCTGAGTCTTTGCACACATAATATCTGTGAGCATTTCAGTAACTGGATCATAGGCCATCTGATCGAATGGCTTTAGTTTTGTTGTCATCTTAGTTCCTAAAGTTTTAATTCACCTGCAGCTATTAAGTCATCTTTCTGACTACATAGCGTAAATGCAGAACAATAAAGACAAGCAGTTACTTGCCCTTTCACAGTGTCAATACGACCTTTACTACCTTTCTCAATAAAGTATTTCTGAGCTTCATACATACTGTCGAAGTTCTTCTGACTTCTACCTACTGCTGTAGGATTGCTGTAGTACTTATAGGTATCTGGTTTACGCCATAGCTCTTTATCAGTGCAGAGCGGTAAATCTTCTTCCGGTAAGTTCTTACAAGCAATAAGTGTCTGAACCTTGTTTTCAACAAAGCGTTGCACCTCAGCTTCTGGAAGAAGCTCGAAGTCTCTAGAAATGATTTGTGAGTGTGGGTAGTTTTCTCTATCAGATAGGTAACGGTTCTTGTTCCAATCCATAAAGATGAAAATGATGGTCATACGATCATCGGTAATAATATCAGGATTAAGCCAACGATAAATACTACCTTGCATAATATAGTCATCATCTTTGTTACCACTTGTCCAAGCATATGTACTCGTAGTTTTAAAGTCGTGAACACGGCCTTCTGCGATGAAGTCAAACTTACCTGTAACAGTTACACCTAATACATCTTTAGAACTACGCTTCTCTAAATAGACGGGAATTGTAGGACCTGTAAATGTACTAGGGTCATGGTTTACACGTATACGGTTAATTGCCTTTTGAGCAATACCTAGACTGGTAAGCGTATCACTTAGATTGGGATCAACCCATGCTCTTTCAATAGCATCGTGGATAGCTGTACCGATACGAGACTTAATCATACTGGATACGTCTTTCACACCTTCCCCAGGAGGTAGTCTCTGAGTAAGGATAGTTTGACGTACAGACTTCATTAGAGTAGTTGCAGATAATCCTGCTACTGCTCCATCATACGTATCATGTGCAAGCCATGCTGCTATAGGTAACGGTAAACCAGTTTGGTTTGAATACTGTGACATTTAATAATGCACTCCTGTAAAGGCAAGAAAGGGACCGTGAGGTCCCTCTAGATTTATCCGTTTAGGATTTCCTGTTCGATCTCGTGATCTGTCTGGAAGTCTGGTTCTGGATATTTCCATTCGCCAGTCAAGCTACCAATAGAGTAGTTTGTACTAGCTGCTTCAAAGAAGTTTACTAAACTAGATTTAGCAAACAGTAATCCAACCTGAGGTAAGATTTCATCCGTTACATCTGGGTAAGCTTTATCAATACCAATGTTTAATTGGCTGATACGAGCATTGGCTAATTGCTTAAGGAATACTTCGATCTGATCAATAGATAGATCACGTAAGCTACCTTTAGAGTAAGCACACTTAGCTAATGCAATACCACGTTCAACTGCATGGATGAACATAGTGAGTACAGTACTCACAAATACTTCATCATTACGTAGGTATGGGTGTTCAGCTAACTCTTGGTTAAATAACCAAGTTAAACCTTCGCAGTGTTGGTTTTCATCACGTGCTGACCACGCAACTACTTCTTGACCTAGACAGGTCATCTTACCAAAGCGTTGAGCATTGATAAGCATTAAGAAGATTCCATAGATACCAATACCTTCACCACATAAATGTTTAACTAAAGTTAAACAGCGATGTGATGCAAAATTACCATTGATAGTTTGTTTAGTCATGAAATCACGTTGATCATAGACTTCGTCAATGTCCAACATTTCACAGTATTGTTCTTTAGGAATACCGAACTGATCTGGAAGCATGTCATAGCATTGTACATGTGTTGCTTCACGATGAATTACTTGACCTAACCAGAAGCGTTGCTCTGGTTGTGTATACCATTGAGCTAAGTTCTCAAAGTAAGAACCCGCTACGTCTACATCAGCTTGAGTAAAGTAAAGTAATAAGAATTGATAAATTGCTTTCTCATCCTTATCTAGAGTTTTCCAATCCTTAACGTCTTGGCCTAGCTTCTTCACTTCTTCAATTGTCCAGTTCATCTTACGATGTGTTTCAGCTAAGTTGTATAGCTCTGGATAACGAAATGGTTTCCAGTAATCACGTCTATCAGTAAGTGTTAATGCATCATGCTCTTGTTGATTAAATGCCATTGGTTTATCCCTCACAGCTCAAACATGCAGTAAAGATATCTGCACGGTTATAGTCGATAGTGTCTGCTGACTTCTCAGCTTTAGCAAAAGCATTAGATGAAGCTAATGCCATAGTACGAATGTAATAACGAGTCTTACATCCTTTCTTCCACATTTGGAAATGAACAGCATTCACGTATGAACGTGGAACACCTGGTTTCATAAACAAGTTTGTAGAGATTGCTTGACACACATCTTTCTGTGCACATGCCACATGTTCAACAATCCACATTTGATCAACTTCAAATGCAGTACGTAATACTTTCTTCTCGTGAGCATTTAAGAAGTCTAAGTGTTGAACTGAGCCTTCGTTATCCACGATAGATTTAATTACAGCTGCATTGTTCTTACCGTACTTCTCAAGACACTTAAGTAAGTATGGCTCAATGATCTGGAAAGTACCTGAGGTAGTTTGTTGTGCATACACGTTCTGGAATCGTGGTTCACGACTTGGTGTTACACCACCACAAATTAAACTATTTGTAGCAGTTGGTGCATCAGCCAATAGATGACTATTACGGCGACCAGATGCTTGCATATCTGGGGCAGGACCACGTTTAGCACCTAATTCATAAGTTGCTTCAAGAGCTACTTCCTTAACCCATTTGGTTACGTTGTACGTGATGTCTAAAGCTTCACGTGATTCATAAGGTAGATCACATATTTTAAAATATGAATCCCAACCCATAGAACCTAAGCCAATAGCACGTTCTTGTTTAGCTGAATACACAGCTTTACGTAAACCCATGAAACGCTTTTCAACTAGGTTGATACAGATAGCTTGTACTTGTGAATCTTCAAGCATAATGCCTGTAGCTTCATAGTGAGATTCACGTAGAGTTTGAGCTAATTCTTCCCAAGCAAAGTCTTTAGTACAAGACCAGATAGCATTCTGAATAAAGTATTCCAATACGTTATCTAAGAACTCAACCATGTCTTTAATGAATTGGCGATTACCTTTCCATTCATTATAGGTAGACATGTTGTATGAACTTAAACAGCATACTGCTGTACGTTCTTCATTGTTTGCTAATGTGATTTCAGTACAGATATTCACGTTGTGGAAATCTAAACCAAGTGCTTTCTGTTCTTCTGGTAAGAAGCGACGACATGTATCTTCGAATACTAAGAATGGACAACCTGTCTCGAATGGTAATTCAAGCATGAGTTCCCATAAGTAACGAGCTGAGATGATTTCCTTGGTTACACCTTTATGGTCTACCAAATGCCAATCAGCATCATCTAGTACTGCATGCATAAACTTGTCTGAGACAAGAATTGCTTGGAAGATATTACGGCTACGTTTGTTTGGGTCACCTGACATTTTACGTGACTCAATAAACTCTACTACTTCTGGATGGTCACAACGGATGTTACCACCATAAACAGCACGTCTATTTGAGCCTTGGTGAGCTGCTGTGACCATTGAATCTTCCACATGGAAGAATGGTACTAATCCACCAGACTTACCGCCTGTGCTCGTTACAGAGCCTTCTGGACGTAGATCACCCCAGTAAGCTGCATAACCACCACCATTAGATGCAATCCATAAGGATTCAGTTAAGTGATCTGCAATACCTACACGGCTATCAGGTACATAACCTGTGTAGCATGAAATAGGTAATGGTCCGTATACAGATTCATAAGCCAAGTGACTAAAGTTCTTAGCCATGTTTTCAAAGAACTTAATACGTACAGGTGCGTTAGCCAGTACCGGACTAGCAGGACCTGCCCAATGTTTTTTGAAATAACTGTACATACGTAATGCATGAGCTTCGTTACTAGCGAATGCTGTAGCACAACGCATATAGGCATCTTGAGGTGATTTCTCATTCTGCACTAAGTAACGATCTTTAACTGTTTCTGCACCTGCAGGAATCATGTGATTGTCTGCTGAGTAGTCGATATGTTCTGACAGTAAGCGATGAGGTAATGGTGAATTATTAGATGGTCGAATCATATTTATATTGCCCTAGATTTAGAGGAAGTGGATATTAACAGTGAGAACTAGAATTAACTAGTCCATCCAAGTGCCTTAGCGACAATTGGTAATTGCTGAATAAACACTTCTTTTGCAGCTAGTGCAACTTCCATATGTTCTTTCTGAGTGCCATTACCTGAACGTAAATCAATATAGTGAATCCATTGACGTACATTACCAGTCATGTAAATAGTGGTTTCCGTGTTAAGAGGTAATACTTTACGGGCACACTCTTTAGCTACACCACGTTCTAATAACTCATCATATAAGTCATGACCTTGTGCATAGTGTTCTGCAATCTTCATTTGAAGATTACTCATTGCAATCTGATCTTCTGGATCAGTGACCTCAATAGAGTTTTGACGATTCTTAGTATCCTGTAAACGTAGTTCAGGAATAGGTGCAGTAGTAGTTACTGCTGCATAACGCTGACTAAACTCTTGGAAGTAGAAACTACGATGACGTAGGATTTGTGCTCCAATGTCTCGTGTGGTTTCTATTTCAAGTGTCATGAACGCATGCTCAAATACAGACCAATGACCATGACGAATACAGTAGGCTAATAGACCTGCTACATTTTCATTGGCTTGGTTTGCTGGATTAGATACACGGGCAATATAGCCCATAGTTTTTTCAGCATCTGGCGTGATACTGATCAAGTGTGCGGACATATTTATTCCTTTGTTTTAGAGGTCAAGAGAAGGCAGGGACTGCCATTTAAGTAATAAGTGTTTATAATCAGCCCATAGCTATGAGGTACATATATGTCAAACTTAACTCCGGATGATGTAAACATCTTATTAACTGAAACTCGTAATGAGTTACAAATTGAGGATGGTCGCCTATGGGAAGGTCTAGAAGACGAAAAGATTTCCCGTATTGCAGGTGACAAAGCAAATAAAGATTTAATTGATTTAACTAATACTGAGCTTGCTGCTCAGGAATCTCGTTTGTCTACAGAAGTAGTACAACGAGCAGAAGGTGATTTGCGTAATGTTAGTTCATTATCTGAATTAGCAAAAGCCCTTTCTGATTATCGAATCAAGAATGATCTTGAACTTAATAATGAACGTATTGCTAGAGAACAGCTTGGCGTAGATTTGAATCATAAAATAGATTTGTATACATCTACGTTTGATCATAAGTTCTTATTGGTTTATCAGTCTATTCAGACTTTCAAAGATGAAACCAACAATACTTTCACTAGCTTTGATGAGCGTATTAAGAAGTATGAAGACATGCTTCAAGATATCACTACGGATTCTATTCAGATCACTATGGATAATGGTGAGATCAATATGGGTGCATGGACAATTCTGTCTCAAGCACGTGAATGGGATTTAGAGATTCTAGGTAAGTTCAAGGACTATCAGACTCAAACCAATAAAGATATTGATGATGCTTTAAAAGATATTCAAGATAAGCTTCCTGTTGAACAGGACATCATTGATAAAGCTTTAGAAGCTCTAGCACAGTCTCCTATTGTTAAAGAGTTAGATGAAAAGCTTAACTCTAGTATTGAAGACATCAGTAATGTTCAGAAGCAATTGCTCGCGGAAGCAGAGCAACGCAGAACAGCTATGATCAACCTAGCGAACAATACAGCAAATACAATGAAAGAGAATCAGAAGGAGCTATTAGATAAACTCACTACTGAAACTCAAGATCGTATTGATGCTGTACAACGTGAAGCACAGATTCGTCAAGAACAGCTAGTACAAGAATCACAAGATCGTACTGCTGAGATTGAGGAAAAGCTTGAAGGTGTTTGGGCTGGCATTGATGAGGAAACTCAAGAACGCCTTAAACAAATTGATCAATTAAATGATGGCTTAACTAAAGAGATTCAAGAACGTACTGATGGTGACACTAAGAATTTACAAGCTTTAGAAAACTACAAAGAGTCTACTGATACAGCTTTAGGTAATATGCAAACCAGTGTTGATATTGCTGTAAGTAACTCAGCTGTAGCTGTAAATAAGGTAGATGCTTTAGATGGTCGCTTAACTACTGTAGATCAGAATGCTAATACAGCATTGAATAACTCTGCACTAGCTTTAGATAAAGCCAACATAGCTATCAATGAATCATCTGTTACTGCAGGTAAAGTATCTGCGGTAGAAGCAGACATGGTTAATGTTAAGAATGATGTAGCAGCTAATGCTAAAGGCTTAACTGATATCACTGCTACTGTTTCTGATATTGATGGTGTAGTTAAGTCTAATACTCAAGCTATTACTGATGTGCAAGGTGGTTTAAAAACTGCTAACGATACTATTGCATCTCAAGGTCAAGCTATTACTTCATTAGAAGTAACTACTAAACAAACTAAAGATGAGTTAGCTACTGTAGTAAGTGATGTATCAACTGTTAAGGCTGATCTTAAGAATGCTCAGGATGGTGTCGCTGCTAATGGTCAAGCCATTCAAGATATTACTATTAAAGTTGGTCAGAACACTGATGGTTTAACTTCGTTAGGTCAGAAGGTTACTACTATTGAAAATGATATAGATACCTTAGATAAGACTAAAGCTAATGCTTCATACGTTGAAACCATTGATAATAAGGTTACTGATCTAAATGGTGTTGTAACTTCTAACACCAATGACATAACTACTATTAAGAATAATGTTAATACCATTCAAGGTGATCTAGCAGGTAAAGCTAGTACTGAGTATGTTGATTCTGTTAATAACCAAACACAGATCAACAAGGATGCTATCAAAGCACAACAAGATAAACTTGTTTCATTGGATGCATCTATTAACCAAGCTACTAATGCCATTCTTATTAATGGTGGTTCTGATTTAACCAATGATTTAACCCGTGCTTATAACACACCCGGTTATTTAGGTAAGACCAGTAATCCTACCGCAAGTAACACTAACTATATTGTTATCGGTAACAGCTCAGGTACAGATAATCTTTGGATTCATTCATCAAGATTTTTAATGTTTGATCCTAAGCGTATGTACCGTTTAAGAGTACGTTTCTGTGTATACGAAACTAAATCAGGTACGACTACCTTCTATTTTGGTATTGCATCTAAGACTGCTGATAAGTCTTCATTTGTAAATAGTGATGGTGTCCCTACGGATGGTCCTGCATCTTCATTCTATATGTTGTATGCGTACCAACCTCCTGTAGGTCAGTGGGTTGAACGTGAATTCTATTTATCAGGGCGCTCTCTATCTGGTGTTGCTGCAGGCAACGGTACTTTAGATAGTCCAAGTCAATTAATGAATAACGCTGCACATATTGCACCAATCTTTATTGAAGAAGGTGCAACTACCACTGTTATGTTGGACTACATGTCATTAGAAATTGCTGATGATATTAAGCTTGTTAATGGTCAAGCCAAGGTAATTGAATCTCTTACTTCACGTGTAGGAACTACTGAGCAAGGTATTGAGACACTTACTAATAAGACTGACATCTTACAGAACCAGATTAATGTAGTTGAAGGTGATGTTAAGAACTCTGCTACTGCAGAATCTGTACGTGCATTAGATCAACGTGTTACTCAGAATGAATCAGATATTCAATCTCAATCTACTGCTTATACTAAGCTCTCAAATGATTTAAAAGTTATTGGTGACTCTTCTCAGAATATCCTAGTTAACTCTAATAAGGTTCAACTCTATGAAGAAGGTAAGTACCCACATGCTGTTTATAGTCTAGGTGAGCCATGGATTGTAGGAGAGAAGTACACACTTATTTATTGTGCTGAGCACAAGCGTGGACCTGCAGACGGTATCACTGTTCTTGCACCTTATGCAGGTGGTGGATGGGAAGGTATTGTATCTGCTAACTTCCCTATCAATGGCGATAAGCAAGTTGTAAAAGGTACGTTTGTTGCAGGTGAACATGCTACTTCTAATGCTGTACATTTCTACTTATTAAACCATGGTAACTATTCACAAGATACTGTAGCTACTATTTACTGGGCTGTATTAGTACGTGGAGAGTTTGGTTCTTCTAAGAATTGGTTTCCATCTCCTTACGATTACGTACGTGATTGGACTGCTCAAGCAGATGCTAACCAATCACTTCATAATGAAGTAGGTGTAGTAGATGGAAAGGTGACATCTCTTAATAACGCTATTACTACACTTAACGGTCAAGTAAGTAATATTGAAGGTGAGTTAGTTAAAAAGGCTGATGTATCAGCTCTTGAAGGATTACAGACTAAAGCAGAAGTAGACAATGCTATTGCTTTATCTAATACCAAACTTACTGCTTCGCTGTATTCAGGCAATATGAACTTACTGAAAGAGTCAGCATTAGATGATTACAACTATGGTTCTTGGATTGGTAATGGTGGACACACTGAATTAATTAAAAAGAGTGATTGGCCTAATGTAGAGTTCCCTCCTAATGGTCGTAAAGCTGTATGGCAAATCAATGGATGGGGTGGTGCAGGTATGTATCAACCTGTCACTGGTAAGTTCAAAGCAGGTGAGCCATTAACATGTTCTATTTGGGCCTATGGGGATAATGGTACAGAAGTCTTATCTCTAATGACTGAAGGTATTCAGTTAATAGAACCTAATAGCAGCTATCTACAACTAACTAATAAGTGGAAACGCTACACAGTTAAAGGATATGCAGTAACTGATTCTATTAACTTGGTTATGTACCTTGGTCCTACAATGCCTAACGGCACACAGGTATTAATCTCTGAGGTTAAATTAGAGCGTGGATTAATTGGCTCTGACTGGTCTGAATCTGCAGAAGAAACGCAAACACGATTAGATGCTACTGCTGCTTCTATTGCTGAGAACCGTGCAGGTGTTGAACGTGTAGATAGTAAAATTACTTCTACTGCTTCTGATCTTACAAACCTTACAGGGCGTGTTAATACTGCAGAAGGTAATATTACTGGATTGTTTGATGTTACCCATTTACTGACAGGTCGTGTTGAACAAACTGAGAATAACATTACTGTCAATAGTCAATCTATCAGCAACGTTAAAGCTACTTTGGATATGAATGTATTACCTTCTAAGCGTGATACCACTAAAGCAAACCAATGGCTATTAACGCATGTAATTCCTAAAGATGCTGGATGGGTTAGTCAAGGTGTCAATCCTGATTTTAGTACGTTAAAAACGGGCATTAAAAATAAACGTATTTACTGTGCAGATGGTAATACAATGTTCTCAGGTTCAGAGTATGACAATACTGTTCTCTATTTTAGGACTATTGTTCAGGTAAACACGGATGCATTAGTAAATTTAGGTAGCTTTACAGGTGATGATGCTCACTCTATTTATGTCAATGGTGTGTTGAATTTTACTAAAGAAGCTTACGGTCCTACAGCCAATCTAGTAATCAGCTTAAAACAAGGTTTAAATACTGTAGATGTTATTTGTTATAACGGTTATGGTTTAGCAGGATTTACTAGTAGTGTATTGTTATCATCTTTAGTTGTTAATATGTATGCACCTGAATCTGTAGAAGAACAAGCCGCAGCTACTGCTAATGCAGTGAGTGCATTAACAACTACTGTTAGTGATCTTAATGGTGTGGTTTCTTCCCAAGCTAGTCAAGTAACCGCATTAACTTCTATGGCTGAGAGTGGCTATTTAAATAATAAGCAAGTTGACATTGATCTAACTGACCCACGTTTTGATCAGAATAAGTGGTATCCAATTGGTATTGGTGGTTTAAATCTTGCCCGTAATAATTTACGTGTATGGGCTATCTTAGATAATAGATCACATCCAACATGGCAAGGGCATCCAGGTGGATTTACTGTTGATATTAAGTGGGAAGTTTCAGGTTCTGCATGGGGAGCTGTCAGTGTTAATAGATTAGTACATGCTTTTGTGTGGCAGTGGACTGATTTACCTCCATGCATCAGATTAGATCAGTTAGGCGCTTCAAGCAGGGAAGTTATTTGGTTACGTGGTGGTGGTAAGTATTATGCAAGCATTCCACGCAATGCTTCTATCTGGTTGCCTAACAGTGATGATAATCAAGTAGACCCTGCAGACGGTAGTATGTTTACTCCATTACTATATACATCACAATACTTACCTAAAGACATTACTAATAAAATAGATACCAATACAACAACCTTACAAGTTACTAATCAAACAGTAGATGGTATTAAAGCTATTAGTACAGTATCGGTTGATAATAATGGATTTATTTCTGGGTATGGTTTGATTTCTCAGCTTGTTAATGGAGTTGTACAGTCTGCTTTCGGTGTCAATGCTGATTACTTTTATGTAGGTACTTCTACATCAAACCGAAAGAAACCATTTATGGTTTTAACATCCCCTCAAACAATTGATGGAACTACATATCCTGCAGGTACTTGGATTGATGTAGCCATGATTGCTAATGCAACCATTGGTACTGCACATATCGCTGATGCTTCTATTACCAATGCTAAGATTGCTAACTTAGATGCAGCTAAGATTACTTCTGGATACATTGATGCTGCACGTATTAAAGCAGGTAGTATCTCTGCAGATAAGATGACTATTGGTCTTACTGATAACTTATGGCCTAATCGATACTTTGACCCTAACGGCCCATTGTTGGTTAATAGCAGGGCTAAAATGATTGCTGATATTACTGAAATTGGTGGTTACGGTATGCAGATCTACGGTCGTGACCACGTAGCGTATAGTTTAAAAATGCCTGTAAGACCTGGAGATCAAATTGTAATTGAGTATACTGCAGCACTTGGTGGTGGCCCTAATAGACCTTTAGGTGTAGGGTTATGGGTATACGATGATTGGGGTCAAACAGGCACTACACCATGGCAATATGGCCCTGCTGAACAGCTCTATCAAGTTCAAGGTGGATGGTATCGTTACCGACGTACGATGACTGTAGCTAATAATGGTTCAGGTCGCTTAGCTAAATCAGGTGCTCTATACTTCCAGATTGAGCAATGGGATAATGAAGCAAACCCTACATACTGGAACATTGGTGATGTAACTGTACGTAGACGTTCAGGTGGTGAATTGATTGTTGATGGTTCTATTGAAGCTACTAAACTTCACGTAAATGAGTTATCAGCTATTTCTGGTACGTTAGGTACACTGACTACTTATAAAGACCCAAGTCAGCCAAATAAAGCTCGTATGGTTATGCAAGGTAGTTTGATTACTGTGTATGACGATAACAACGTAGTACGGGTAAAGTTAGGTTTATGGTAATATCTGGGCTACTTCGGTAGCCCTTTATTTTTGTAGGAGGTTTATATGCCACAAGGTTTAGAAGTGTATGATCCAAATGGTAACTTAGTTATTGGTGTGGACAGTAAGCTCACACGTTACATTGGAGATATGACGTTAGCAAATGATGACTACAATGCACATACAGTTTCATCTAATGGTTTCACGACAGGTACACCTTTCTATTCTATTGAGAATAAGAATTTTTCAACTATACCTATCCGGTGGGAAATTTTTTATGATACCTATGACACCCGTAATACTAACTATTTTTCGTGGGCAGCAGGTATTGCTGTGAATACTAATAAGGTAGCTGCTTCCTTTTCAGGTAATACCTTAACTGTACAACAATCTAAATATTATACGTCTAAGTCTTATAATGTATTTAAAGGCTGTGTTGTTAAGTATGGAGTAATGTAATGGCTACAATGTTTGAAGTTAAGAATACAGGTAACTCTGTTCAAATTGATGATGATTATAATAACTTAACCATGTATGGTAAGACGGATTATAAAATTGGTATGTATCCTTATGATACACGCCCTTCATTAAGAGCATATTCTTCTGTAGATGATAAACCTTTTGCGGTTGCTATTGCAGGAGATCACTCACAAAACTTTAATAACCCGACTCTTGCTTTAATGGTTGGTGTAGTGTTCCCACCTAAGGAATCTCAAAATAATTTATATAGCGTTACAGCGTATAATTTTGAGAAGAACATGCCTGATTCTAATTATGGTTTGTCTGTATATGGTCCAACAGGACAGCTACTATATAACAGTAATGCTAAACCTTTACGTGTACTTGATCGTATTACAGGTACTATTAGCAAAGAGCAACAGTTCAATGAGATATCTTTATTTAAGAAAACCTACCCAGGTAAAAAAGTAGCGGTAGTCTTTGGACAACCTCCTCTAGGTGCAATCATGACTCCTATTGAATCAGATCGCTCTACTACTTCTTTATGGACCTCTATCGCTATTAATAGTAATAATGGTAGTACTATTGAAGTACGGTACTCGTATTCCTTTAGAGGTGAACCTTATTGGGGAGGTGGTGGTGGATATTGGGAGAATCATATGCAAAATGATTATGATCTTTTAATTGTAGATGTCACAGGCTACTAAAAAGAAAAGCCCCTATTAAGGGGCTTTTTAGTATCTGCTGTTTATGCAGTAGCTGTAGGAGATACCTGTGTAGGTACTTTGGTTTCGACCAAATCAATAGTGAATCCATCAACTTCATCGTACGATAAAACCAACTTACTGATCTTAACTTGCTTATTGAATTGACGAGATTGAACTACGTTACTGAAATCACTTAGTAATTTCATTTGATCTAAGCTTAGACCTTTTGCTGTTTCTGGTGCTGTATCTGCCATAGTAATAGCCTTTTTGATTCCTAATAAAGAGTCTGTAATAATACATCATCTTTAATCGTGTAGGAAACTACTATGGGTAAGTTTATTACTGCTGCCGAAGTTGCAGCTAAAGCAAAGGAATACAACATTGATGAAGCAGCATTATTAGCTGTAATGGATGTTGAATGTAAAGGCCATGGTTTCAATGATGATGGTACACCAGTCATCTTGTTTGAACGTCATAAGTTCTACAATGGTTTGATTGCTATTAATTGGGTAACCAAAGCTAAAGAATGGTACAAAGCATATCCTGACATTTGTAACCCTACATGGGGTGGTTATGGTAAAGAGTCAGAACAACATACTCGTCTAGCTAGAGCATGTAAGCTTAATCGTGACGTAGCACTTGAATCAGCTTCTTGGGGTTTAGGACAAGTGTTAGGTAGTAACTGGAAAGACCTTGGCTATACGAGCTTACAGAGCTTCATAAATGCTATGTATAAAGATGAGGTATCACAACTTGATGCTATGTGTCGCTTCATCAAACACAATGGTTTAATTAAGCATATCCAGTCTAAGAACTGGGAAGCATTTGCTAAGGCATACAATGGTCCTAAGTATAAGGACAATAAGTATGACACTAAGTTAGCAGCAGCTTATAAGAAGTATTCAGGAGCATAATATGTTATGGAAGGTATACAATAAGATTTCACCTTTATTGATGCCCTTCTTCATACTCACTACTCTTGTATTTGGTGGAATTGCAACGTACCGAGGAGAGATGATCCTCGGTCTGCAATCACAGTTAATCAAGAATAAAACTCAAGAAGTTAAAGTGATTATTGAGCAGCAGCAAGCAAGCAATGAAATCAGTAAGCAATACGAAGAGCGTAAAGCTCAACGTGAAATAGATAGGAATATCTCTAATGTTCAAATTGAAAAAGTTATCAGTGACTCTGATAACCACAGTGTATGTTTTGATGATGCTTGGTTGTACCAACTCAATAGTCAAATCACATCCCTTAATTCTTCCGGCCAACCTGAGTCAGAGTTGCCCACTGATACAGGAGCTAAATGATGGAGCAAATAGCACACTTTTTAGATGGTCTAATGATGTTCTTTTTAAGTACGTTGACTGTAGCGACAGGCATCAAAGCATTGTTCGTATTGTTGATGAGTATAATAGGAGCTTAGGTTATGGCAACTAAACTAGCTCAATGGGAGCGTGAAAGATTTAATTATGGTGAAGTAGCAAATGATAAGAAAGGTGATCCTATTCGTATCCATGCTATTAAAGCAGAGCAAGCTAATACACTAATCTTCTCATGGCTTAGTGGTGGTAAATCAGAAGTAAAACTTCCTAATGCTTTACCTATTGAACGTGGTGGTACAGGAGCTACATCAACTACTAGTTTCATTCGTAACATTGGTTACTTTGAAGATGCAAACCATACACTACGTAGAGGTGAGAAGGTGATGTCAGTATCTAATGATGCTTTCATTGATCGCTTTCGTAACCTACCTGCAGGTACTGCATGGGCTAGAGAAGATGTAGGCACATACTTCTTAACAGCATCTCGTATAACTTATAAGTTGTGGGGCTGTGTAGTTCCAATTAACTACTTAGGTCAGCCTATGTGTTTCGTAGAGAACTATGAAGTAACAGGAGGTATGAGAGTAGTATTTAAATCAGTATCTGTTCAAGATGGTTTAATGGTCCCAGGTGATCCTATGGATATCCCGGCAGGCTATGTAGTAGACCTAGAAATTGAATAATAAAAATAGCCCTCTTTCGAGGGCTTATTTTTTACATCTCTTTAATTAAGACTTGTGACCAGTCTTCAAAGTTATCGAGATTAGCTTTTAGTTCTTCAACTGTCAGCCATTGTGGGTCTAAAAATTCAGACTCTTCTAAGTCTAAACCTTCAAACTGTTCTTTGTTAAGTACAAGAGTACCTGGGATACCTACGTGTACAAGTGATGCATCATTACCTTCTGATACCAGAATAGTATTAAATGCTTCACAGAAGTCATCAGATGAATTGAATTCTTCAAACCAAGTGATTACCAATTTAGTTTCTTCTTCAAGCTCACGTAGAGAACCTGTGTAAACTAGACTAGCAATAGTTGGATAGATTTCATAAGCATTAGATGCTAATTCATCTAAATCTTCATGGCTTACATGCCCACCGATACCGATAGACCATTTACCGTGTAATGCACCTTCTTTACCTTTACGTTTATACACAAGGTATTTACCTTCATATACTAACTGAAAGTAACCAAGGATTTGAGGGAACAAATTTCCCAATACCATGGTTTGATCTCGTTCTATCTTGCTGTCTGCAAGTTCACGAGGTAGCCAAGCATAATGGTGTTGGTTTACTTCATCCAAACGGAATGGAAATACACCTGTACCAGAAACGCCTTGTAGTGCCAATTGATTACGACTGATAGCGAGTACTAATTCACTCATTTCTTTTTACCTTTACGAAGTGGGAAGCTTGATGCGTTACGAATATAGAAGCGCATCTCTTGAAGCTGTACAAACTTTTCAAATGCTAGTTTGTTATCTGCCAATGATTTGTCAGGGTCTACCACAAAAGCACGAAAGCTTTTACAGTCTTTATACTTCCAGGTAACTGTTAGTACATCACCTGTTTGTTCCAAGCTACGTAGTACATTAAATGGTACAAGTACTGGTAGTGGCTCAGGTAATTCATAGTCATTAATATCTGTTTCTAGTTTATTAACAACTACTTCTTTAGGCTTAGCAGTCTTCTGAGATAACCAGAAGAGGAAAACACCAAAGAGCATACCAATAGCAACACCAAATAGAATATTTTCCATTGTCATTCCTTAGCACGAACAGCAGCCAGTAAGCGTAAGCTTACGATAGCTGCGGTGTGAGTGCGTTATAGATGTTTTAATCCGTGTTGTTCACGAATGATATTTAGATAGTGCTCAATAGTCATAACTGCTGCTGTAGTTAAAGCAGTGTTATTTAAGTACTGAGCTGTATTGAATGTAGCTACAGCTGACTGTAGCTTGATAAATGCATGTACTGCTTCTGGCTCAATAAATACTTCTTGAGGATCAGCATACTTACGCCACGAGCTACGGTTAGGGATATCAGTCACAATTTCATTGACCTGCTCCATAACACGTTTAGACTGATGATCCACTGTTGGTTTAATACCTGAGTGGATTGCATGAGCTAATAAGCCCATGACGTTCAGTAAGTTTGATACTTTAATAATGTTCGCTTCCATCGTGTTCCTCCGCAATCTTAGCGATTAATTCTGTTTGTGCTGCCATAGCAGCCTCACTCACAGAACCGTGCGAAGCAACGAGAACACTATGCACATAAGACTGATCTTTGAATACACATGAGACAGTCACAATCTTATTAGAAGCTTTAACATTTAAGTATTTAATATAAGGTGGTGCTACGATCTTAGGTACTCGTTTAGGAATTAAACCCAGTAACCAAGAGCACAACTTACAAAAGACAATACCTACACAGATTGCCATTGCTACTCCAAGGGTGAAGTAAAAACCAATAGGCATAAACCAGTAGTACATAGTGAAGCTATTCATTAAGTTCATCCTGTTTGATTAACTTAGCTCTAACCATTAAATCAGTTGCTTCACGTGGGAAGACGAATTTAGGTATAGTCACATCGGGACTAAGAAACTGAGCTAAGTAAGTTTGGTTTAGTTGTTCAATCATACTTGTGTCCAATGGACCTGACGTAGGTGAATGAACTAATGGGATACCGGGTTGTAATAAATACACTTTATCAAAGTGTTTGTTAGTAATACGAACACAATGAGTTATGTACCATTGCATCCATGCATGATCTGCTTCTGTTGCATTAGGTGGAAAAGCCAACATTGCATAACCAATTAAATCGAGTGGCGTTCTATCAAAGATGTATGAAGTTTTACGTCTGAATGGGGACATCTTAGTTAATATACGGTCAATGGTTTCTGCCATATATTTAAGCAAACCTTCTTGAATCTTCTGTCTGGTTTCCCAAGGGTAAGTCTGATTAGCCGAGTTATAACCTAACTGAGCTTGTGCATGACTAAGATTCATTTCGATAGGTGTAAACCCTACTCGTTCTAATTCTTTACACAATGTGGTCTTCCCAGTGCGATGAGCACCACAAAGACCGTAGACTATCATTCAATGATTCCCTTTTTAGTAAGGTATGTTGTAGCAACAATGTTTGGTTGAGCTAAGTTATCAAATACATCAATCTCAGGATTGCGATTATAACTTGCTTCTACACACTGTCCTGTTGCACGACCAAGCATAAACAATTGCACTGCATTACTGTCAGTAAAGCCACCTACAGCTAAAGTATTATCTGTAAGTGTAATAACTAATGCGTTATCAGCTTTGACAATGTTCTTAGCGAGTGCAATAAACTGCTTACGCTTCTTGATTACATTACGTAGTAATCCTACGGTTTTATGGACCATAACAGTCTCCACATAAAAAGGACCCTAAGGTCCTTGGTTTAATTACCTTTGAGAGCAGTGCTCACACGCTCCTCCAAGTACATGACAAGCCTACTACTCATGTGAACACAGGTTGCAGCAAATACAGCTTTAGTTATGAATGCAGGTAACAATGAAGCTAACTGCGGATATAACTCAAGTGCAAATAAGAAGGCTAGTAAACACATCATGATCTCATGGCTTACCCAGAGTTTGCTAATGGTTCCTTTCTTCCTCATTACTTTGCGAACTATAGATACGTAGGCTGTAACACAAGACATTAATACGGCTACCATGAAAGACAAAACATCTGGGTCTACATGGCTCATAGATCACTCCCTAACTAGACTAGGTTGTATTCTATGTCTGTTTGGTTTGCAAATCCAACCTATATGGTATTACGTTTAAAAATAGTGTGATATCATCAAACCTTCTTAAACGTACACATAGGAATAAGATTATGCCACGTGATGCCGAAGGTAATATCACTACTAACCAGTCTGTCAACGTTAAGACTATTCATGACGTTATGCGTGATGAAAAGCTTGATGTGATTCCACTCTTTAAAGGTGGTATGGCACGAGTTAACGAAGATAAAGGTGATGGTAAAGGTGTAGTTCTGACTAGTCAGAATTCTCCTGCAGCTCCTGGTGGTGGAGGTAGTGTATAACACTACTAACTAAAAGAAAGCAGCCCTTAGGCTGCTTTTTTCTTTTCATAGTATTTCTTCATGGCTTCATCAACTACATTACATAGTTCAACCTTGTTAGCTGTTCTAGGTAATGTAATACCATGTGCCCAGTTTGGATAGAACAAATCTAGGTCACCACCTAACTTAACTTCATCATGCCATATCTCTGGTAGGTCTTGCCATTCCATACACTTGGTTAAGTGTTTATTAGCAAACTCTACAACATCTAAATCATTATCAATGACTAGATAAATAGCATCATGGATTAATGCTACTGGCATAATTCTATAACGGTAAGGTGAGTTCCAAACTATCTTCATGAACTCCACAGCTGCTCGGTTATTCAATAGGCCATATGATTGTCCCATTGCATTACCTGCTGTACGCATCTCTGCTTTAGCTTCATTAGAAGTAAACTTATTACCTAAGATGGTTTTCTTAAGTAGTGGTGTACGTAACTTCAAACCAAAGGCTAAAGTAACATAACCTAGCTTACATGCTTCCTCATGAATACGATTCATAATGAAGTCATCTGAATGCTTATAGAGTTGGTGATATAGTCTTTCAACTTGTTTAGCTACTTCTTCACTGAAACCACAGTTCTTAACTAACGTAGCCCAAGTACCCATATACGTTAAAGCAAAGGTAGGAGCTTTAGAGTCCTGTCTTTCCTTAGGATACTTCTCTTCAATACTGTTAATTGACTCAACTGAGTTAGGGTCAATATCTGGCATACGATCACCAAAGTACGCATAGGCACGAAGACAATGTCCGTCGTACCCATCTGTATATACTTTTAGTTTCTCTGGGTCTTTAGTAGTTAATGCTGAGATACGATCTTCTAATGATGCAAAGTCTGCACCACAGAATATCTTCCCATATGGTCCTGCAAAGCATGACTTAATTAACTTACCTAAATCACCACCTGCAGGTAAGTTCTGTAGGTTTGGATCACTTGATGAAAGTCTACCTGACTTGGTTCCACCAATATTGAATGAACCGTGTAGGTAAGCTCTACCATCTGCTTTAAGCCATGCATCTTCAAACGTAGGTATAAAGCCAGTAAGAATCTTAACTAACTTGGTGTACTTATGGAGAGCTTCCATGACCTCTAATTTCTCAGGGTCTTCTGTATGCTTACGTAAAGCCTTAATGACTTTACCTCCTGTTGCTCGTTCACCAGTTTCAGTCCATTCAATAACTGGCATTTCCATTACGTCGTAAAGTAGAAATGCTAATTGTTGTCCACTGTTGAAGTTGATTGGTTCATTGAACTCATGACGTTCAACTACCTTCTTCTTGAGACTAGCTTGCTTGGTTTTCCATGCAATCTCTTGAAGCTTATCAGTTGCTTCTTTAACATAAGCATTATTCTCCATGATCTGAACGTAGGAATCAGATTCAGCTTGTAGTTGAGCCTTAACTTCCTGTACTCGTTCAGGTATCAATGGTAAACCATGACACTCAATCTGAATGATCATCTTAAGAGATGGAATCATTAGATTGTCATAGATATCTAACTGCTCTTCTGCAACCATGATTGGATAATAAGTTTCATAGACATAGTTAGTACTGAGAACATCTACTAAGTTATAACGAAGTATTTGTTCAGCAGGGATACGTCTAATATCCTTAATCTCATCTTCTGCCCAGTTACCTGCAAATGGTTGAGCTAATGTCTTAAGACCATACAGTGTTTGAGCTGTCTGGTTTAAGCTGAGATAAGCAATGATTTTAGTATCATCAAAGCATCGTGTTAGTACTTCTAATCCTTTGAGCATTCCCTCAAAGTCTAATGGATGCTTCATCCATAAAGAATGAATCAAACACTTGAAGTCATATGATGCATTGTGAGCTATCAGCTTACCTCTGTAGCCTTCAAAGAATTTACGTAGTAATTCTTTAGTCTTAGGAGCATCAGCTCTAATACCGTAGAAACCATCCTCAGGAATGATAGGTTGATACTCTACGAAGAATGCACATCCTGAATGTTTAGACTCTGCAAATGCAATAGTACCTAAACCTGCATCTCTCAAGTTAAGAGAGAATGCTTCAATATCTACCGCTAATTGAGGTTGGTTTGACAAGAATGCCAATTCCTTTTTCAATGCAGAGATACTGTTTGGATAACGTTCTTCATGAATAATGTCAGAACCAATTGCTACGTACGAACCATGATAATGAGTTGAGACTGCTTGAATACTCAAGTCAATCTTCTCTTTCTGGTTTGGGTTATGAAACAATGCACCGTAACCTAACGAGTAGATTACATACATATCTTCAAACCCTGGAATACCACATTCGCTAACGTAACCTAGGTTAACGTCAGCTTTACGTTCTTTGGCTAGTACCTTGTAGTAAGCAGAATCAGCTACAAATAAGTATTTGATACCTGCTCGCTTATAGTCATCTAACCAATCAGCAATATATTCCTTAATGAGTGTTACAGGTGCTTTACCTGAGTGAGTGTAATCTAAGCTCATAGCTACGATTTCTTCACGAGGTATACCTGCATCAACCATAGGTTGAACATAATACTGAATTAATTGTTGTTCTTTAAAAGCAGATTCTTTGATGAGAATACCGATCTTTGGGGTAGCATCCCCATCAACGAACTTGAGTGTCTTCACATAGTTGCTCCTAAGAAAATCCTCATATCAAATAATGAGAAGTGTTCTGAGTACAACTCATTGAACTCTTTAACATCATCAATTGACATGTTTGGTTTAGTGTCAAGCTGAAAGAATCCAGCTTCATGAATTGCTGGATGCATACAAGATGGAAGAATCTCTATGAGGTCTTCTGCGTATTTTGCAATACGGATAGCATGAGCAAGCATATTTTTTAGAATAGCTAACTCTTTCTGAACTTCAACTACAAACATATTATAAGCTTCTGAGAACTCAGCTACTAATGATGGATGTAGTTGTTGCACTCCGCTACGTAAGACTACGTCATTATCTAACCAATAGGTTGAACCTTTATATTTGAATTGCATGACACGGTTAGGCATAAGCTCACCATGTCGTTTACAGAATTCAGAATATACTTTCTTCCATGATGCATTTGCTCCACCAAATAGATCACGCTCAATCTGTCTGATTAGGCGTTGGTTTGATGCCATCACATGTGATCTGTTAAATGACATTATACATCTCCTGTGAATACTACTTTTGATCTAGCACGTGATGCAGCTACATAGAGCATACGGTTTACTTGATCTCTGTCTCGGCATGCACCAATGTCAGATAGATCAATATAAACTGTGTCATATGTACTGCCTTGGGATTTGTTAACTGTTGAAGCATATAACAAACGTAAATCAGCGTAGCGTTCCATAACATAATCACCTTGTGCATGGTTTTCATTGTTATAGAACTGTCGAGCTAAACCATGAACATGGGTCATGTCTTTAGCTTGAATTACAGATACTCCAAATGATGTCTCTACTAAACGAGACATAATACCAAAGGAATCTAATTCCCATTGTCCTAAGCCTGCTACTTGGAAAGTGCTGTCTGTAGGGAATCGGAAATTACGAGATACCTTATATTGCTTATTAACGTTTACTACGTCACCAAGCTGAATATCTGAATTGCCTGAACGAGCTACACTAACTAGTTCGTTATAGTAGATAGCTTTCTTATTGGTCCATGCTAATGCACGTACGCTGTTTACAGGAGCATTTAAAGCTTCCTGTACAAAAGCTACCTCAAAGTCTTTCTGTGGCATATGCAAGATGCTAGAGCCATCTAGGATGTCCTGTGGCATTGCACCACCTTCAACAAGTGAACGAAGTCCACGAGATAGTGCTTGAATAGGGCTATTATCTGCCTGACGTACAATCTGATTGAGACGTACTGTAGGAAAGCCTGCACTAAACACAGGAGTAGTATCTGAGTTTACTGGTTTAAGTTGGTTTGGATCACCTAAGAAGATGATCTTACATTTGTTTAATTTACGTAAAATAAAGTCTAGCAGTTCTTTATCAATGAATGATGACTCATCAATGACAACTACTTGACCATCTTCAATCCACTTACCAGTATCACCTAACTTGGTTTTACCGTAACCAATGTTCTGTACACGTAAACCAAGGAATGCATGAATGGTTGTTGTTTCTTTACCTGTAGCATTTGCTAATGCATCTGCTGCTTTATTTGTTGTAGCTGTTAGAGCTACTTCTACTTCGTTAAATCTACCACCAGACAATGCCACTATCTGAGGCCACTCATCCATGAATGTATTCATGAGAGTTGTCTTACCTACACCTGCACCACCTTCAATAACTAGAATGTGTTGTTGTGTGGTAATGAGGGTAATGATAGCTGCATATGCATCTTGTTGGTCTTGAGTTAATTGTAATGCCATGAGGATTCTCAACAAAAAATAGCTACCTCGAAAGGTAGCTATGTTGGATTAGAATGCGTAGTTATAACGCTTGATTACTTCTGGTACAAGTACAATTTCCCAATCGTTATCTTCGTCAGACTTACCTTTAAGTGTGATTGCACCAGTGGTAGCGTCTTGTGTACGAGTGAAGTCACTTGTAGTTAAATACTCATCGAAAGCAGGAATAAATACTTTTTCAGATTTACTCTTACGGATGACTGCACCACGAGAAGTATCTGCATCTGGACCATGTTCTTTTGAATTGTATTCACAATTCAATTCAGTGTTCCAAACAGTTGTGCAGGTTAACATCATGTTAAGTTCTGCTGTTTCATTTGGATTACCTGCCATGGCTTTAAGGAAGCGTTTATAGTACAAATCAGTTGTACTACCATGAATGTGCTTAGTGATATCTAAACCATTACGTTTAACTGTAGCGTTGAGCCATACATCATCAATTGATAAATCTGGTTTAACGTTTAAGTACTCTGAAATTTCTTCCATAGTCAACGTAGGGCAATAGTTCACCTCAGCAACAAGTTTACTAAGCATGTCCATATTGAAGTCAGTGAAGCGACGTACGAAGTTAACTACGTCAGCTACGCGAGACTTATCATGTAGATGATCTTCTGCATAACCACGAATAGCGTCTTCTGGTACACCTTTGAATTTGATGTTGAACATCACACGACCTGGGCGGTTATGGAAGAATTCAAAACCTCCACCACCTAAGTTTGCATTCATTGTTAATACAAACATGGTGTGAGATGCAAAGTTACCATCTAACAAAGTTAGAATTTGGTTACGAGCATCTTTGTCGTTATAGACTTTGTCAAACTCATCCATAAGAACAATCTTCTTCTGACTGATCTTTTGAAGGAATTCAAAATAGCCATCACCTACAAATGGAGCATTACACAGTAATACGATACCGTCTTCTTGCTCTACAAAGCGCTTAGCTAAGGTTTTCATGAGTAATGATTTACCTGAGCCTTTAAGACCTTCTAACATTACTGAGATTGGTTTATCAGTAATTTCAGCGAATGCAGCTTCAATACGTGGAAGGTGTTTAAGCAAGTCACCATAGATTTTATCAGCAACTTGTAGTGGTTCTACCTCTGCTAAATAAAAACCAATGTCTTGAGATGCAGCAATACGGTAATAACCTGCTGGAACGCGATCTAACGCAATACCTGAGAAGTCAGGAGCAATAGTGATAGCACCAGGTTGTTGTAAAAATTGAGTCATGATTGTTTATCCGAAATATGAGTTAAGTAGATAGAGTCCCGTAATGAGACTCTACTTGTTAGTTGTCGAAATGAATTGCAGTACCGAATGTTGGTACGAATGAAGGATTGTCGTAGATACACCATACGACTGGCTTACCTGGGTCTAATTCTTCACCATGGTATAAGTAACCATCAGTTAAGATAATTAGAGCTTTAGCATCACCATCTTTGTATGCATCAATGACAGGTTCAATTTGAGTACCACCACCACCTTTAAACTCTAATTCCATAAAGTCATTAGTGTTTAAAATACGGTCATTCGATTGCAGTACACTATCGAATTGCATGATATCAATTTCTTTTGGTTTGTATCGTTGGAATACATAACCAATCTCTGAGATGAATCTGTTGAAGTCACTCTCAGATACTGAACCCGATGTATCAATTGCAAATGCAATTTTACCAATACCATCACTGTGTAGAGACGGTAAGATTAAGCCTTGTGAGATGAAGCGTCTGTTTGGTTTCTTCCATGAGTAATCATCTTTAGAAAGACTAAACAGGAATTGACCTAAGATTTCATCCCAAGGTAATACAGGATACAACAGGTTTTCTAACTCACGTTGTAATGAGCCGGGAATAGTCCCTGCTTTATCTCCTGCCATTTGACTGGCTTGAGTTGCTTGTGTGAGTAAGTTCTTGTTGTGTTCTTCAATCTCCTCAGCTGTAGGCTGACTCATTGAAGGTGTTTGATGATTAGAATTCTGCTGTCCACCACCTGCACCAGAACCTTGAGGTTCTTGTAAATCAGGCCATGGTGAAGGAGCATTCTGACCACCTTTGTTTTTACGGTCCATGAGTAACTCATAGACTTCGTCTGCAGACATACCACGATAATCTAAGTTATGTAGACCATCTTTAGGCATCTTGAAACCACGCTGAATTAGATCATCATTGATGACATAATCAGCTGCTTCATTCCATGTGTTTGGTTCACGGAAACCACGACGAGTAACGTGGTTATATACGTTGTGCATAATCTCATGCAAGATGAGAAACAGCTTCTCTTCTGTGTCTAATGACAAGAAGAATTCTGGATTAATGTACAAGTTAATTCCGTTGGTTGCTGCAGTTGGAATTTCATCTGCAGTTACCCAATACACAGGTGTCTGTAAGATTAACGTAGCGAAGAAAGCTACATCCTTTTTAAGCATGAGTTTAATCTTCGCTCGTGACAAAGCCTCTGGAGCAGGGTCCAGTGGACCTAAGTTAAGTCTAGCCATTTGGTTTTATTCCTAAGCATAGTAACGTGAGTTCATTGATTGAAGATTCTGTCTCAAGTTCAAGACGTAGTTTCTTCGTTAAACGTGGTAGTGATTTTCTAGCAGTAGATTTATAACAAACTAAATTGTTCTTCTTCTCTGCTGTTGGGAAGTTGTAGGCAAAGTACGAGAAGTCCTCTGTCAGTACATATTCCCATCCGAATGCAATACCATCGTTAGCCATATCATTCAGGAAATCTGGATAGATATCAGAATCCCATACTGAATATTCAGGCCACCCCCAAGCATGATCATTGTGTGTATCATCAATACCTGTGTAGTGTTCATTAACACGTTCAACACTAAGGGGAGTAATTAGGTAGCCATTACTAATGTTAGTAATGTGCTGATAGGGGATTTGTTTCATAGCAATCCTACAACAAATAGGGACTCTAATGAGTCCCTTAATGTTAAGCGCGAGTCATCTCAGGTGAGTTAACTTGCAACCAGTTACGTAATGCAGGATGCACTACTAATGTTGGTTTACGCTTTGTGAATGATGTGAATGTACTTAACTGATATTCTTTTGGCATACGTTCCATGAATGGAACTACTTTATCCATTGTATCAGTATCTACTTGAGCAGCAATAGAACCTGCTAATGCAAACATAGCTGAGATGTTACCCTCAGGAATCTTAGCATTATGTGGGTCAGCACATACTTGCTCAAACGTAGTTAAGCCAACGAAGTTCTTAGTGAAGTTCATGTACTCAACTGCTGCACCATCACCCAATACACCTGACAACATAGATTGTAGGTTAGGTTCATTTAAACCAACTTGTTCAACGATACGGTTAGCCATTGCCCATGTACGAGGACATGCGAATGTGTCTGTCTTAACCTTTGGATCAAAGTTATGAAGACATGTTGGTTTGAACTCAATGAATGAAGTGATTGAGTGGTGAATACCAGTTGTTAAAGCCCAGTTTAACCAGTCTTTAATATTAAGCTCTAAGTTCATGTGAGCTAAGCGTGATTTCAACGCTGTAGACATATCACCACTTACTGCTGCATTGTCAGTAATCTTGTTACCTGCACAGCAGATTTTAACTGCTGGGTGTAACTCATGTAAGCCTACTTCACGATCAAGAATGATCTTATATGCAGCTGCTTGTACAGACATTGGAGCATTGGTAATTTCGTCAAGGAATAATAACCATCCATCATACTTAGGATAATGGAATACTGGTTGACCTTGACTATCAACTTGTTGTTTACCTTGTTCATCCAATACTGGAACTTTTACAGGCTTACCTTCTGCATCCAAGTGATGAGGAAGTTCATCACCAATAATGGGGAATGCAACGTTAGGTAGGTATACACTACGTCCATTCTCAACAAATGGCATTCCAGATAAATCTGTTGGGTCTGCAGTCGAGAGACGAAAGTCGATAACTTTCAAGTTCAGGTCTTTTGCAACTTGTTTGATTACATCAGACTTACCTAAACCAGGTGAACCAATAAGGTTACATGGTACGTTAGCTGCGATGTAAGTTTTGATGAAGTTAGCTGCTTTGCTGATTGATACGTTCATTTTGGTTTTCCAATTCCGTAAGGAGTGTATTGTGGTAGATCATTAGGAGACTTTTTAAGTCATTGGTTTCAGTGATGGGTAGTTGAGAGTTAATTAACTCCCAAGCATCATCTAATGAGTCTGCGACAGGATAGATAGCCACAAACTCAGGTTTGATTTTATGGGACACGGTTACCCTGTCTTGCCTTAACAACAAAGTTTTGTAACTTCTTCAACTCGTTAAGACCTTGAGATTGAAGAAAGTTGAGGATTGCACGTTCAGACGGAGTCTTATGATGTTTGAGTTCAATAAGACCTGCATCTGCTAACGCACGACGGATAGTTACTTCTGCTACATTGAAACGTAGAGCAAGTTCTTGCTGAGTTTGACGTTCCTTCTTAGGAAGTTTCCACTCAGCTACAAGTATCTGAATTTCAGCAGGAGTAAGAGAATTACGAGTTTTCATGGTTTGTTCCTATGAAGTGAAATTGACTTAGGTAAGTTGCCTTACCTAAAGCAACTTTTTAATTGGTGAGCGAACCCACCACTAAGCGGTACGAAGTACCGGGAACGTAGTTACAGGCCAACATTCTTTATTCCAGTTATCTGAAATCCATGTATCCAAGTTTTCAAATAGAGGGTCTATGAATTCTAGGTTTAAGATGTGTTCACCTATTGATTGTGGGTTGCCCCATGATCTTTCATTACATGCCCAGTGGTTATCACGTAATACAGGCTTATTTGAGTAAATAAATAACTCACCTGCCATATCAATAGCTAACCAATGATTATCTGTATACCATTGCTTAGGTACTGGAACAGGAATACCAAAGAAGTCTATGCATAGCATATTGGCTTTAAGCTGTAGGAATAAATTAGCACTCATTTGACATACTCACTAAAGGGAAGTCTTGAAGTCTGTAAACAGTCTCCCAGGTGTCATCAACCCACTCACGTAAGTTGTAGACTCCTTCTGTATATGCGTCTAAATAAGCTACACAATGACCTACAAATTCTTTACCTTCTTGGCACATATGATGGTTACCGCTTCTGATAGGTTTAGCGTTATATACATACACGCCACCGCTACGGTCTATAGCTACGTAATAGTTATCTTCATACCACTTAGGTAGTACTGTGATACTTAAACCAAAGAAGTTAATTGTCTTGGTTTGTGCAACGATATTTAAAAATATGGCACTCATAGAGTCTCCTGACATAAAAAAAGCCCATAAGCTAGAGGTTAGACTTATGGGCTATAAAAAGTAGAACTACAGCTCTACTTGAGGGGTTGATTGGGAATTCGAGAGTCCGTATCGACACAGTGGACTATTCTGCTAATGGGGCGTTGTTTACCCTGTCTGCACGTTACACGCTCTATCATTAATCCCATACGAATAAAAACTTAATGAGGAAGATCGTCACCGAGGTATACCCTAAGGAGCGAGGGCAAGTGATAAGCCACATGCTAGGGCCAGTGAGCACCCCTAAAGCCGGGGTCAAGCTGTGTTCTCATTGGTGATGTGAATACCAGAGATTGCGAGTCTCTGTAAGTTTCAAGCCGAAGTCTATAACACTCGTACTCTATGGGATTAACTGTAGTAAAGCCCTCATTCTGTAATGAGTACCCTCACGTTCCACCTACTAGGCTAACGGCTACTATTCTCATATTCAGGTTCGCATATTCACATCCCAATAAGAACACACACCGCAGATATACGTTAGCACAAGGCTGTAGTAGTGATCGTTGAGTGGTTCTTATTGACCTATTTAATCCATAGGTGGAATGACAGTAGAGCGAGTCATACTGTCTAGGCGTAGAGTGTTTTCGTTAAACTACAAGGCGGATTCGATTACCGCGTCTCTCTACTTTATTAAACCAAGGGGAACTAGTATGCCTAGGATAAGTTACCATATCCGCAAACAGCGTACAGGGACTGCAGATCACCTGTTACTGATCATCCTCTTGGCCTTGGTTTAATTCTGAATGAACTATCTCAATGATAGCTTCATATAATCCTGTTTGAAACAGCAATGATAATTGAGGTAGTAAATCTAAATTACGCACAACTAAAGGTGCACGTTCAGTTTGAAAACTTATTTCACCTAGTTGAAGTATTTTTAAATCGGATAAGAATACATATATCATATGTAATCCATCCCCTAGACTACCGCCAAGCTCTTCATAGCCTAGTCTATGTAAATCTTGTAGTTTGTCTGCTGTTACCCAGACACCTGTAGGTTTGATACCCATAACGGACTCCACAACATCGTGCGAAGCACGAAATGATTTACAACAAAAAGCCCATCATAAAGACGGGCTAGTATATAGAATTTGGTGGATCATCTGAGACTCGAACTCAGAAGCTCTAGTATCTAAGACTAGAAGGTATACCAATTCCCTTCAATGATCCTTTGGTCAGTACGGTAGGATTTGAACCTACCGAACCAAGTGCTTGTACCAGTCCATCTGGATTGCTGTATGTCTCTTATGACAATTAGCACATAGAACACGGCACTTTGCAATTTCTTCCTTAATCTTAGTTAAGGAGTAGTCAGCCATTAGGCCAACTGCAGTATGTTTTGTTGATTGATCTAAATGATCAAATTCAAGTACTACTGGGTCAGACTCTCCGCATACTTCGCAAGGATGGGTACTTAAATAATCATACATATATTGGCGATTTTGGATATAACGCTGTTTCTGTAATTCTTGTTTATGTTCCTTTTGTTCCTTGGTCTTTTTTGCATATTGCTCTCTGTCATAGATTCTTTTACAAGGTCTACATACTGAGTGCTTCTGACCATAGTGCTCGTATTCAACATCACACTTGCTACAAGTTCTAATGTTCATACTTTCGTTCCAAACGAAGACTGATAACCAGACTCCAGTCACGTACTGTTTGGCAGATTACCTAGGAATCAAACCTAGCTACATGGTTTTGGAGACCTTGTTCCTCTCAGAGGGTAATCTAAATATATGGAAGCGAAGTTAGGAATTGAACCTAATACTCTTGGTTATGAGCCAAGCGTGTAACCATTACACTTCATCGCTAGAAGATGGCTGCCGAAACTGGACTCGAACCAGTAACCAACACATTAACAGTGTGCTGCTCTACCATTGAGCTATACGGCAATTGGTACTACACCTTGGACTCGAACCAAGGACTAACAGATTATCGGTCTGCTACTCTACCAACTGAGTTAGTGTAGTATGGCGGAAGATAATAGAATCGAACTATTGCCCGTTAGGACAGCACGGCGTTCAAAACCGCTTTGTACCCAGTACGCTATCTTCCAAGATTTGAGATCCTATAAGAGAATCACAAATCAGTCAAGAGTCCGAAGGACTCTATTTAATTGCACCAAGAGAACTAAACTTTTCAGGCACGATGACCATTGAGTTTAATGTACCCTTTTCAGCAGCAATTTTAAGTGCTTGAGCTTTAGTTAATTCAGCTTCTGCACGTTGCAAGTCAATGTACTTTTCAGATGCATTTTCTGCTAATACACGCTTAACTTCCGTTTCTACCTTAGCTGTTTCTAACTCATTCTGCTTTGTTTTCAAAGCATTCTGACTATTAACGATTGCTAAAGAGGAAGCAACAATTGATGCGTGTGGTTTAACTTCTAATACGTTAATTTCATTAACAGTAACGAAGCGATCTTTACCTGCAAGCTTGAGACGCTTATTAAGTTCATCCTTAATAGCAGCTTCAATTGCTGTACGGTTATCATTGACTTCTAATGCCTTGTACTTGCTTACAGCAGTCTGTACAGAAGCATCTGTAATGTCACTGATATATTTACCTAACAACATGACTTCGCCATCGTTATCTAAGTTCTGAGATTTCTCAGTCTTATATGCGATAGCAGCATTTGCAGGAACAATACCGTAGTTGATTTTAGTAACGAAAGCAGCCATTGGTACTTTCTCTACTGTAATAGGATTGGTTTTAACTTCTAAGATAAGGTTACGCTTAGATACCTTGGTTACATCACCTACTACAACTTGGTGGAAGCCTTGGTCTAAGACCTTGTCTTCAATCTCACCAGAGAATGTAGTACGGATACCAACTTCTGCGTCAGTAACTTTAGTAACCGGGCTACATGCAGTCATAGCTACAGAAGCAGCCATGATGAACCCTAATGCGATTTTACGAAGCATCTTTGTTTCCTTTACGTTTGTTAATTAGCTTGTTGATTGCTGTGTATAGAAGCCAGATCGCAAATACGATAATGGCTATTACAATAAATGCAGGCCATGCAAGGCCACATACAACTGTTAATACAAAGGCACAACCCCACGCAAACTCAATGTCATTTGAGTCTCGTAGAGGAGGCCAGTGTTTAATTAACAGAGCACAGGTAGTACCAACAAGAACCATGAAGATAATAGCTGTAAGCCAGTATGCATTCATAAGTAATTCCTATTTAATTTGACTCGTCCATGGTGGCTGCTCTTACAAGCTGTGATGGGTCTGGTTTCACACCACCATGTACTTTAGCTGATTGATTAGGTCAGCTCGTCAAAACTTATTTACCTTGGTTAATAGTAACCGCAGGTTGAGCCATTGCAGTTGTACGTGCAGTTTCAGCTTCACGGTTAGCTTCAATAGTCTTTTCAAGACCAGCAACTTGCTTACGCAAGCTATCAATGATTTCTGCATCACGTTGAGCATTAGCAGTATAAGTAGCAATAGCAACTTTATGATCTGCTTCAAGGTTAGAAATCTGACCTTTGTATTGAGCGTGTAATTTGCTTTCAGCAACACGAACAGCATCAAATTCAGTACGAGCAGCTTTAGCTTCTAAGTCTTGAATCTGTTGGTTTGTTTCGTCAATTTCAGCTTGAGTAGTAGCTACTAAACCTTCTTCACCTAATAAAGTAGACAGTACTGCTTTACGGTCTTCTTTTACTTGTAAGCGAATTTCAGCAGCTGCATTACGCACTTCTGATTCGATACGCTTTTCATTTGCTGCGATCATGTTTTCTTGATCAGCAATAGTGTTTGCATTGGTTTGGATTTCAACAACTTGACCATCAATAGTTGCAACTAACTGAGCAATAGTTTTATTAGTAGTTGCAGCTTGTTGAGCAAGAGCACGAGTTGAAGCATCAATAATTTGTGACATGGGAATATTCCTATATTAAGTTGTCATCGAAATTAAGCAGAATTGCTTAGGTGGAATTATCAAAGTGAGTTACATAACATCTGTAAATGTAGAGGTCCATCACCAGAGCCTGTTACAGCAGGTCATTACATGCACGCATCTGCGGTATCAGGGCAGAGGTGGAGTAGCAAGATAATTCCCCTAAACAATCCTAAGATCATTTAGTCCCACTTACGTCGTATCTTATGTTTAGCATATTCAAGTCTTGCTTCGCCTGTAGGCATAATCAGCAATACTTTAAATACATTAAAAGGTACAAGTGGTTGGTGTTTGGGTGAACGAACTGTATGTGTTAAATACACGATAGTTGTGTCAATTAACATGTACCTACCGGGGATAAGAAACACTACAATTATGTTTGGTTTGTCTGGCGTAGACCCATATTGCGTCATACGCTCTTTAACGAAGTCATGAGCTTGGGATGTGTATTTAAGTCTCACTACGTCCAAGGTCTGCATACAAGTCCTCTAGAAGCAACTGACGAGCTTCTGGTGTAGGTATCATAGGGAAGAAATGAATAACACTAGAATCAAGAAATGGTCTCTGAAAACCACTGTTAGTTGTTCTAGCTAGTACGTAATTCATCTTAACTACATCAATACGAATTGTATTAGGATGCTTAACATCATCGAAGTATGGATAATCCTTCTCATAAAGTTCAGCAACTTCTTTTGCTATGTGTTCATTAAAGTGAATAAACGCATAGCGTTGTAATGGTTTATTTGCTTCCATAATGAGCTTCTCCATGGATAACTTTACCAGTCTTACAATTAGCTTGTGCATACGCATAACGAGCATGACTATCACTAATAAGTAATAAAGCAGTGAAGTCTTCGTACGTACCTAAGTGCCATATGTAATAGCTCTTGTGGTCTACTTCAACTTCAAAATAAGTCCATACTTGAGTTTCAATATTAAAGTGAACCCATGCTCTACAATTATCACTAATATTTAGTGCACGTAATCTATAAGCATCTACACTAAGCTCTTTGTTTAAATGCTCAAGCATAGCCATACAGAATGGAATATAAACATTCATGGTTTAATCCTTTAGGTGAAGGAGTAGGGCGAATTACTTCTTCCCTAATGAATTAATAGGTGGACCTAGAGAGCATTGAACTCTCTTCTAACCAACTCAGTTAGCGTACCTAACTACTAGGCCCATTATGGTGGGGAGGAATAGAGCAATTGCAAAAGTGATCTATTGGTTTACCTCCCCGATGAATCATTCCCTTTGTCATTTACTTGACGCAATTGCCTCTGGAATGTGAGGGCTAAGAGTTGCCATTTCATTGATCTCTTTCGCAACACCTAATGTCCTTTGTCTACCTTAGAAGAATCTTATGTGAATCCGTAGGTATCGAACCTACCTAGGTTTTGGCTTTGGTGTAAATCTGGGTGGCAGTTTTTATACAGCTTCTGCCAAACTGTTGTTGCACTTCCTTCGAGCCTTGTCGGGGACGCTCTTCTAGTGCATTACTTTTGTCCTACTAGAGGACGCAAAGTATTCAGTGATTGTTCAACAGCTTCACGACGTGCTTTCAAAGCAGCAAGATGTTTAGCAGCAGTTTCTTCTTCATTAACTAAGTCAATGTGAAGTTGCTGTAACTCATCATGAGCTTTTGCGAAAGTACTAAGTGACTTCTGGTGACGATCACTAAAGTTCTTAGGTGTTAACATTGTAGTCTCCAAAGACCTTACGATTAATCACCCAAGTGAGCGAAGCTCACAAGCCAAGCTAACCTCCTATAAGCCACTCATAAGCAGCTAAAGGACTAATGGTATGTATTAGCTCATATTGAGCTATGAAACCACCATCAACAACTGTAATGGTGTCTTCTGTTTGAATAGTCTTCCAGGTAGCAACCTTCTGCTTAGGACATATAACTAAAAAGTTAAATGAGTCAGCATTTAATTTACCTGGGTTATTCCACTTAAGATCATACTGGTGATCATGCAACAAAATTAAGATGTCTGTCTTATAGCGTGATGTATTTGAGTTAAACATCAACTGAATATAATTACGTTGTTGGCTCATTGATTATCTCCTGTAGATAAGCCCAACGAGCTTCTCTTGGTATGAGAGTTAGTTCAGTAACTAGTTGTTCAGTGATACGATGATATTTCTGACCGAAGTTTCTGCGACTAGCATCAATAATGATATCTGCGTGTTCAACTTCATTATTACTGTCATAACGCTTTACTACATGCATAGTGAAATATGCACTAGCAGTATTACGTCTATAGACATGCTCAGCATCTGAAACCAATGTATTAAATTGATTACGTAGCTTTAAGTCTACGTAGAATAATTGATATTTACTTCCCATTAGGTTCACCTGCTATGTATATGTCCCAAGCTTCCTCAGGTACTAATTTAAGTTGAGTTTCTAAGGCATCATCCCATACACGCATTGAGTAATCCTTAGCAGGATGAAAGTCTGCAAAGTGTTTCTTGGTTTCTGTGTCATACATATACCAAGTCTGATATGTAGATGCTGGGTTATGTCTCGGATGAGTTCTATAACCTTGTCTAAAGAAAACATCTACTAATATCATGAGCACATGTGGATAACCTTCTGGCAGTTGTACAGCGATACGCATAAAAACCTCCAATAAAAAATAGCCCAATTAAGGGCTATTTTGTGTTTAGTAAGAAGCTATTAGCGTTGTTGGTTTAAACCCAATTGAGCTAATGCTTCTTCGATTGAACCTGCATGGATAACACGAATACGTGGTTTAGCAGGTTGTTCAGCAGTTGCTTCTGCAGCTTCTGTTAAGAACTTGTCTACAGCTTGTTTAAGAGCTGCTTGTACTTCTGCAGGGATTTCACCTTCTTCCTCTTCTTCTGCTTCATCTTGAGCATCTAGAAGGGCTTCGATAGTATCACCTGAGTAAGCTACAAATTCAGAGAATACGCCGTGATCTTTGCAGAATAATGCGTGTAGTTTACCTTCTTTAGTTAATTCAGGATTAGAGACAATTGCACCAATTTTGTATGCAAGCTCTTCTGAGTTAGCTAATAAGATTTCCAAGTTGTCTTGGTAACCATCTACTTGACGTAGAGAGTTTACAAGCTCTTCTGGGTTAACATGTTCTACTTGACCAAGGATAGTGAAATCCTTATCAACAGGAACATATTGAACACCTGTTTCACCAAGTACAGGTTTATTTGCAAAGCTTGCAAGTAAGCATGCATGGTAAGCAGCAGCACCCATTTTAATAACAGCAACCCAGTTATGGTTTACAGGAACTTTAAGTTCACCACCTAAGTAAGTAACTGTCTTAAGTTCTGGTTGTTGTGCATCTGGTAAATTAAACATGTTTTATATTTCCTAATCAGAGGTATGGAACAAATCCACAGCAGTGTCCGGTAGGACACTTTCAAGGTAAATGAAAAAAGCTTCACGAGTAGGAATGATAGATAAGTCATTCATAACTCGCATGGTTACAACAGGAGCAAAAGTATTAGAAGCAGAAACATATACATTAGATTCATGCCACAAAGTGAAACCAAGAAGATCATCTAAATGATCTCCTAGCTCTAATCTTCTAAAGTCATGCTTCTGTAGTAATGCTGCAAATCTGTTTCTTGCTACTGATGTGTTAAAACGTAAGTGTACTAATTTCCTAGTAGCCATTGATGCAATGCCTCCGGGTTATTAGATAGCAACTTAGCAGTAGCTACAAAGTTTGGAGTAACTTTATAACAAGCACGATGTCTCATATCCTCAGGATCAATACGAGTCATTAATTTAAGCTCTGTGATTTGGATATGATGACTGTGCATCAACGCAGGATTAAGACGTACAGCACGTGTGTCTGATTGAAATCCTGCATTTTTTAAGATGTCTATAAACTCGTCCCAGTAAGGACCTACAAAGTAAATTCTAGATTTAGCCATTGGCTTTCTTCCCGGCAGTAACACCAACATCCATTAATGGAAGCATGTTGATATCTTCAATTGATTTAAGTTCTATAGCATCAGATGTATAAGTAATACTTGGTCCATGGTTTCCCATGACAAGCTGAGCATCTTCACCATCTATTAAATAGATGTATGCATATAAATAGGAACCGTGATACATACCATAAGGACTGATATCTCGATTCCAATTTTGGAATGCTATCTTGAACTCGTTAATTAATTTCATTTCGTTATCTACATGGAACAGTAGATAGTAACGGTTAACTATTCTTGCCATTGAACAGCTCTCTTAAATCAACATTCAGATCACGTGCAAGCACGAATGATATAAAGTCTTCTAGGTTATCTACTACATGTACCTTAAGGTGTGTATGTACTACAGTAGATGCTGTAGCATAGCTGTAGCGTTTATACTTCAAACCATAGAATACAAACTGACTGTTGAAGTCTCTTTGGTTGTACCACTCATGCTCAGGGAGCATATGCTCCCATCCCTCCACAGAACTAAGAGGTACAGCAATGTAGTAACCGTGATATTTATCATCAGCCATAGTAACCTCTTGGCATAAGTTAACTGAGTTAATGTTCCAGTTTCGCATTGTGTTCCCTCATGAGCATTTCACAAAATTCTTGTCTACTGTCTACAGTAGGCATGATTAAGATTTGAGAAAGAACATTCGGATAAACCAAGAGAAACAGCTTAGAATCAATCTTGTAATCAAGACAGCACTCTAATGTGAATACATTCAGCTTGTAGAACTGATATGGATGGATGGTGTTAGGAACTGAATAACCTGCTTGTTTTAGCAGGTCATGGTTCTGTTGAGTTGCTCTGCAGGCTATGTGGATTAGTGGCCTCATAGAACGTGTCATTTGGATATTCCTCCGAAGTAAAGGGTTTGTAATACCCCTCAGCTTCGAGATAGAGCATTTGAGCCTCTGGGGTTGGAATAACGAGTAATGTATTGAGTACATCAAAAGGTACAAGAGGTACACCACTACTAAGCCTATCTTTGTAGAAACAATGAAGGTTACTTGTGTTAACTACTATGAATAAAGGTTTTTCATACACCCTATTAAATGAGAATTGCATTGAATGATCTCGCATATGTTGCATGTTTTCCTGTGTGTTACGTAGATAAACATAAAAAGCCATTAGCCACCTACCTTAAGATGTTTTTCAAACTCTTCTTTTACGAGTGTATCTAACAGAATAGCTCTAGATTCGCTTGTAGGACACATTAGCAGTTGGCTTAGTATTTCTATAGTAACTTGTGGATATACTGGTCTAAAGCTCTTAGCATGCGATACAGCGTACATAGTAGCTTGATACACTCGTATATACTTATCAGGGAACTTATAGCTAACCTCAAACCCCATGGTTTTAAGAGCTTCAATATTGACATCAGATGCAACAATTTCTATTGGTAACGCGTACATGGTTATACCTCTCTGAACTGTCTTAGAAGCTCTACTTCTTGCCTGTTAGTAATCAAATCCCTTAATAAGTTAATTGCATACACAAAGTTAATGTTAGTTAAAGGAAATGCATCTTTACGATGAGTCATAGTGAACTTACGAGAATTGGTCAGTACACTAATATGAGTAAACTCTTTAAACTCATCAAAGTAAGTTAGTCCTTTAACTGTCCAACCTAACTGTTCAAGTGCTTCCCAGTTAGATAAGGTCAAAGGTATCTGAACTACCATACTGTCTCCTTGAACAGCTAGTTAAAAAATAAATTCAATTAAGCGTTCGGAGAACGCTAAGACTTCTTACCATATAGTCTTCTATATTCAAATCTTAGTTGTTTTAAATATAGTTCTTTGACTTCATCATTCATTAGCTGTGTAGCTATGAAGTCTTCTTTAGACACTACAAATCCTTGTATTGTGTGTGATGGTTTACACGTAAATACGTCAATATATTTACCTTTTGCGTAGCTATAAGTTCTAAATGGTTTGATACCTACAACTATATAAGGTCTATCGAATATACAGTGTTCTGTCCAATAGTCAGGATCATACTGTAATAGCTTTACTAACTCAGGTGTATTGTGGAGGGTAACTACTTTCATTGGTTTAATCCTATAAGAAATCATAAAGCCTCCCGAAGGAGGCTTAGATGTTATAGATTGTTTAAGTAGATAAGTCTGACACCATCATCAGGCATCATCATCAATTGAGTAGCAAGATCATCCTCAGCTGTAGTGACAGTATTAAGGAGTACTTGTATACACCCATTTACTAAGTCCCATCTAACAGATGATAAGCCCTCAATGATATTAACTTCATATAGTAAACGCTTATTGTATGGGTCAGCTGTAGCTATACCACGTTCAACAAGTTGTTTAGCTAAAGTATGTGTGACGTAAACCCAATCAAGCACAAACTTAGTGTAATCAGTCTGGATTTCGCTCATAGTAATCTCTCAGGTATATTAAGCGAGCTTCTGTAGTAGGTATAACCATTAGTTCTCTAGCCAATTGATTATCGAACTGGGTAGGTGCAGTAAAGTCACTATTATAGAAAACTTTAATAGCATCTTGATCTACCCACCACACACTATAGCGTACGCTATAGCTGTGATAGTCCTTATCTACATCACCTATATTCATTAAAGGCTTGCCATGAAACACTACGCTATATCCAGTAGGATAATAGTGATAAATAGTGGTACAAAGACCACTATTTAAAGCTTCATTAGTAATGTCAGCAGGTAGATATAAGTTAGTACGTATATCAACAAATGGCATAGTTACTCTTCCGAATCATGTCAGGTAATGTTGTAGATAGCTTGGTGTACTTAACACGTTGCTTAGTGATCTGACTTACAATGAACTCTAAGATATTAGATTCAGCAAGCTCAGCCATTAGCTCCTTATACCAATAGCGAACAGTATCACAATGGTTTGGATGAGCACGGAAAGCATCGTGAACAGTCAACACAGGAGCAGAACCACGTGACAGCATGTCACCAAGCACCTTCTTAAGCTTGAAGATCAAAGCCACAGGAACATGACATAAGTTATCCTGAGTAATGTAATCAATAATAGATACGTCAAGCATATTAGAATATTTGTAGATATCTAACATGGTTTGAAGTGCATCGTCACACTCTTTGATAGGAGTATCACGAGTAATCTCAATTGCATTATCAAGTAAGTTATATGCTTCTGTAACCTTCTTAACATTGAAAGAAGCACGTCGGATAAGACTACGTAATAAGTAACCATCAATAGAGTGAATGGTATTAGCTACATTAGCTAATCCTTTCTCTGAACCTTCATTGATGTTTACGTATGTAGTGAAAGTAGCATGGTTTAATTCATCTACTTCAATACGAGTCTCTTTCTGCTGTAGCACTTTAATGTTTACATGGAAGTTATCCGGCATTACCCAGTTATGGCTTAATGCGTATGGTTGCCATGTATCTAACAAGTCAGACATTAATTGGAATGCTGCTGGTGCAATAGTCATAGCTGCTTGATAGAAGGTTTCTAGTAATTCACCTTCACCAAATACTTCTTTAGGTACTTTAGTAGAACCATAACCAGAAGTCATTACAGCTCGTTTAACATCAGGTCTTGGAACTTCAATTGTAGTAAAGCCTTTCAGCTTAAGAATTGAGTTCATTTCCTTCGTTACATCTGTATATGCATCAGCACGTTTGTGTGACACTAAACCAGTAGCATCAGCACCTTTAATACATCCTGTGATTGCAGACATAATCTGAATACCAGAACACGTAGCATCTAAAGCTACAAGATGACCTGTAGGATTACCTGCTACTACTTCACGTAGTTCGTGTACTGCTTTCAGATATAGAGGTTTATCTTCTGCATCATCAGCTAAAGCTTCTAATTGGGTATAGTTATCCTTTACCCATTGAATACGTTGCTCGAATAGCCACTTATCTTTACCAAAGCAGTTAGCGATATCTATGCAAAGGTATTCTAAAGCTGTATATGAAATCATTTGGTTTCGTCCTTATTGATTAAATGTTTTGAAAGTAGTTAATGATGTCGTCCCATGCTAAGTGTCTTAACATGAGATATTGTGGGTAATGAGTGTGATTAAGTTGAATGATGTAGTCAGTGTCTGTTATTGCAGGCGTGACAATAAAATCATTCATGATGTGTTTAGTAACGTGTTGGTTGTAAGCTACGTAACGCCAGTCAGCAAAGAAGGCAACTTGATAGTCAACCTTCCATCCTATATCAGTGTCACGTAGATCAAATGCCAATACGTAATCAGAAGAATCCTTCTGGGACATTGATAGTCTCCTTATTGTATAAGTCTACTATCGCTTTCTTGTACGATGCTCCTTGTGGTGTGATGTGATGACCACATGCATATATACGACCACGTTTGTCATACTTGTTAGTAATCCACATCTTATTACCGTTCATACGAATAAGCTGATAGAAGTATTGTGATTGCTCAATATGCTTCTGCCAGTTTTTCTTCTGTTGAGAGATAGCATGAAGCTTTTCAATCTCAGTCATAAGATGACCATTCTCAATCTCATTGAGATCATGAGTTGGTTCTTCCTCTACGTTGTCTAATACCCACTCATTGAGTGTTAATTGATAACGATTCATGATGTTTAATACATCCAATGCGATAGGATCATTATGATGGTTCATAGAGCCACCTAAGATCAGTGATTCACCTTTAACAGTGAGATAGCCACTACTACGGTTATCATGTAGTGTCTTTGGTTTAACGAGCATTGGAGGTAAATAACAAGCACGTTCAACATATGCCTGTAGATCATCATTAAGGCGGAAGTTAGACTTCACATAAATAGAACTATTTACATGGTACTTAACTAAGTCATAGAAGTTGGTATGGCACAATACAGCAATGATTTCAGCACAAGTCTGAATACCAACACGAGTATCATCAAAGCCAATCATAGGAGCTAATTGACTAGCTAGATTGTTAAGTGTGGTTTCTGTATTTAGAGAAGCAATACGTACAAATACATCTGTAGTAAGCTCACGTAGGTCCATCTGAGATACATGGTCTTTACGTGTCTGTTTAGATGCATATGCACTAGGAGATTCACACCATTGCTTAATAAGCTCTATACCTTGGTTTATACGTACTTCAACCTCAGGGATTGTAGCCATATATTCAAGTACAGCATTCTTAATACCACGACGTGAAAACATCTTCTCTATAGCCATTTGGCCTTCAATTAAATTCATTGTTGTTACCCTTAGTGTGTTACTAGATATATGAATGCGAATGTTGAACCACCTGATATTAATACCAGTGTGAGTAGTAAGAGGAATACGAAGTCTGCTCTTACATTGGTTTTAGCTTGTAGCTGTATTAGGTATAAAGCAGCACATACAGCACCACCAGTGATCAATATTGTTAATAAGCCAAAGAAGACAGTCATGAAATACTCTCCAATGAAAATGCCTAACCCGAAGGCTAGGCAATGTGCTTATTCAGCATCAACAGGAGTACCTGCTAATGGATTAGCAACACCAATCTTAGATAAGTCTAATACCAGTGGTTTAGATTCATCACGAGTAAGATTGATTTCAACTTGTATCAATTGACCTGCTTGTTCTTCGGTAATAACACCTTGCTTGATCAGATCAACCAATTGCTTTTCAGCTGCTTTCTCTAGGTATAAACCTAAAGTTAAATCAGATACTAATTTGACACGAGTACCATCAGCTGTAGGTAAATACATATTCACATATGCAATACGTGTCTTTGGTTCTTGGTTAGAAGTACGACGAGATTGAGCACCAGCAACAGGTTGAGTAGTAGCTTGGTTTGTTTTGCTTTCTGGAAAGTCGAAGCCCATGAGATATATCCTTTGAAGAAGATTGGCGAAATTGCCACTTAAAAGCGTAGCGTTATAAAGCTATCGAGATGGTGAACCTACCGCGTAAAGGAACGAAACACGGTATTAACTATCGTGTCCCATTATAATAATCAACGTAATTTTCCTTAATATACTGACCAGTAACGTAGTATTTATCAGGAAGGCTACGAGGTAATGTATATTCAAAGCCTGTAGCACTCTTAAACATAGATATAGCAATGCATTGACGTAATATCATAGTACCTATGGACTCTGTAGGAGTATTAATACGTTTGAGTTTTGAGTATATATAATCAAACATGTTGATATTATCCATTAACCAGATTCTATATTGTTCTGGTAAATGACGTATTATCTTTTCAATCTCAAACATTTTAAGAGGGTGAATATCAGCATTATGTAGTTGATGTCTTTTATAATCATCAATGATGTCAAACATACTATGATAGCCTGATATTTTAGGTAGTCTCATTCTCATTAATTCACGTGTAAGTTGATATTGTTTTCCTGCTGATCTTGGAGCAGGAAACACCTTATGACTTCTGATATGAGTGTCCCAATATGCTTGTAAAGCAGCCATATTTACCTCAAAAATAGAATTAGAAAAGCCCTATAAATAGGGCATTAGTCTTTAGTGGTGATTAGCTAAATAGGGCTATTTTGAGCTTCTTTAACTTTTAGGTCTGAGACATATTTACATGAGTCAGATAGGAACTCTTTACAGTGTTCTTCGATCATTTCATCAGTAAATCCAAAGCTTGTTTTCATGTAATAGATAACAGCTTTATGCTTGTTGATACACTCTTCTGGGTACTGAAAGAATGCAGCAAATGCTTCATCATCAAGTACATCAGTGAGTGCAGGATTTTCAGCAATGTATTCCATTGCTATCTCTAAAGGTGACTTATCATCCATGATGTTTACCCCATAAATATGCAGTAATTACTAAGCCAAGGACGATACAGATTAAGGCAATAATGCCATTGATAGATAACGTTAACATAGTTGGATTACTCCCATTGCAATGAAGACAGTAAAGATAGCTAACATACCGTAAGCTAGTTCTTGAGTTGTACCTGTATATGCTCTACACATCTTATAAAAGAAGTACAGAAACATGATGGTTAATACAGCTAAAGCTTTGAATTGATATGGATTCATATCTGCATACCCATGAGTGTTCTAATGATTGCCATGTGAGTAAACACAGCAAATACAACCATAAAGATGAACGGTATAACAGCTAAGTATTGCTCTATGTCATCACCATCAACTACTAGATAAGTAGTCCAGATGAAGCATATGAGCACTACAGCTACAAGTAATGGGATAGCTATCATTTGATGAAGTTCTCCATGTTCGTACGGAGATCAGATACCTTGTCACCAACACGACCTATTAAGTGCTTATTGGTTTGATATACAAGGTAAATGTTCTTGTCTTCAACAACGATATCTTGTTCAAGGATGAATGATAGTTTAGCGTCGTATATGATCACTTGCGTTTCTCCGGTAATGGGAAGTCAGACTCAGTCATTAAATTTGATTGAGTATCCCAAGGTTTAGAAGTTGATTTCATTACAGCTACAGCTCTTTCAGGTACTGCTAAAGGATGTTTATCCTTTTTACCTTTCTTAGCTTTATCACGTGAGTAATAGATACGTAGCTTAGAGTTATAACCAGTATTATCAATGTGATGTGCTACATCAGGTTCATTGCTTAACATGATTACGAACTTGTTTGAACCTGCTAAAGGAACACACAGTAATACATCTACCCATTCATTGAGTAGACGTACTTGCTTACCTACAAGGTTCATTAACTGCTCTGTAGTAAATGGACAATTACTACTAGCTTGTTTAGCTGTTTCATATCCGTGATTCTTATAGATATCAAGGAATAACATGAATTCTTCATTGTTATCAGCTCTACGTTCTAGCTCTACTAATTGTTGTAGAGTGTCAGATGAGTCGATATAGATTGATTGGCCTTTCATTGGATAAGTCCTCTTAGTTCATAAATAGTGATTAAACCTGCTACTACACATGCAACAGAGCATGTGAGTAATAGGTATGAAAATAGTTGTAATACCCAATCATTTGATCGGGTTATTACATAGATAGAACAGCCTAGATAGATTAAGGCTAATACAAATAGTGCATGTAATTCGTAGAAGTTCATGAGCTTAGTCTCAATAGTGTTGAGTATAGATCACCATACATGAGTATGATTGATGCAAATACTAGAGCATGAAATAGAACTACTACATGCCCTGTATTAAGTGATGCTTTGTGATAGTTATACAAGCATGACACAGCTGTAAGTATGAGGAGTGTTGTACATATGATATGTAAATAGATCATACAACTAACTCTTGTAGTATTAGTGAATAGAGTTCAGGTGATATAGGTTTACGATGTACTACGTTATCTGGACCAATGGATACAATGAAGTACTGATTAGAATCAGTAGCTTCTAGATATACACGTGAGTAGTCATGTGATAGTGATGTATCAATTTCAATGTTCATATCAGTAGCCTTTTATAAAGAATGAGCGCTTAGCTTTAGCATCTACAGAGTTATCCAGCAATTCAGATGTATATACGTAGTATGGGAATGTAGATAAACCTACATCAATACAGCATTCATTGCAGATGAATTCATAAGGATTAAGTGCAGGTAAACCACAGTTACCACATACACCTTCGATAGGATTGAATGCAGCTACATGATTGTTGAGTTCATGTGATGTGTTAGATGGTAGTTGTGTTTTGAATATAGACATAGTCTTTAGTACTCCTTAGGTTAAAGACAGGTAATAGGAAAGCATTAGGTACAAAGAGTTAAGTACTCAATACAGTAGACAAACACTGTAGTTAGACATTTATCTCTACTATCCTCTATATAGCGTAGCTATTCATAGTAGGTTATGAATCAATAGATGATTGATAACTTTTTTTCATTAGACAGAATTGAATATCAAGATATACTGCGTACAAGGTCGCAAGCAAAGCCTACACCTATACATACATACTATTATTTATATTTATATAAGACTGTACGGAGT